AATTAATGAATTTTCTATGAATTTTCTATGAATAGCGGCCTTGACAATCACGCGTTCTTCAGAGCCTATAAACCATAACACCTGTTATACATTGTAGAAAAAAATTATAAAGACTCTATGAAAATTTTCTAATCTTTTCATGACCTTTGGCGACGACAAATATGAACAAATTATGAATTTTCTATGAAAATTTTATGAATAAATTAAGACATGACAAGGTATTTGTTATAGAATCTTGAAATTTGACTTGAATAAAAACTTGTTTTATCCAAAACTAACCCATTTTATTCCTTTCCAAAAGATTGTCCTTTAGAAGGCGAAGCTCTTGTAACAATCTGGCGAAGCTATTCAAGGGTTTCATTCTCTTGAATATTCAAGACAAGAAAAACTACAAGATCCCGGTGCGCAAAACTCTATTCTATCCGAGTATAAGTAGATTTTCCAGAAAAATAATATATTAAGATATGACCGCAATAGGATATAATTTTAAAATTTGACTTGCAGCTTAATCCAATGCCGCCACTGTCTTGTCTTTTTACAGCTCCTTTTTACAACTCCTTTTCATAGCTCTTTTTTCCTTTCCTTTTTACAGCTCCTTAAAGGTCAATGGAAAAATGCAGCTGCTTTATGCTCCTATGCCGCGATCTAATGTTTTTCCTTTCGCCGCGTATGGGGTATGCGATAAAAATTTGACTTCATCCCTTGTCAAATTCCAATAGTGAAAATTCTGTAAAGGCAAATGTCTGCCTTAAAAGACAAAATTTGACAAAGTAAAATTTCAAAAAGTTTAAGGAAAATTTTGGATAAAAGAGGTTTAATTCAATTTTTACCAAAATTTGGTAACGCCGCAAATGGAGAAGGAAAGCGGCAAGGAAAGCGGCAAGGAAAGCGGCGATTAGACCTCTTTCCTTTTTCCCTTTTTCTGGCATATCAGTTATATTCATGTGCCGCCACACGATTGTCACAAGAAGTAATTACTGTAAATTTACCTTTTAATTGCAAGATTTTCCTACAATTTCACCGGTTTCCGAAATTTCGGAAATGCGCAATAAAAGAATCTGATTTCCTTCTCTCTCATTTTATTCCATACGGATAGATTCAATTAGACCTGTTTTATGACAAGATTTTCCAGACTTCTTTATTACTTCTTTTTGCGGCATTGCTTGAAGATTGTTTTAATTTAACCGCGGCTACCAAAATCTGGTAAAAAATTAAATTTTAGACGCAATTAGAAATGAATTTCGTAGCTCCTTTGCAGCTCCCTTTGCAGCTCCCTTCTAACTCATGGCGCGGCATGGCATGACATTATATCCTTCAATTCAATGCCGTGATGACATTAAAATTTGACATTAGATGGAGTCAAATTTTGGTTGCATAAGGAAAAACTGTTAATTTTTTCCGAAAAAGAGGTCTAATTGGGACGGCGCAAAATCTCTTTTTAGACCTCTTTTTTTACTGGATTTATAACACCTGTTATATAACATATGATATTTAATTGACATAAAAAAGAATGGTAATTTCTTACCATTCCTTTTTTCCTTATTTTACCATTCCGACTATTCGGAACGGAAAGAATATTATTTCAAATTCAATTCCCTTTATTCCCACCTTTTCCACAATTTTACCAAATATTGCTGATTCGATCTCTGCATCTTCAATTGCCGTATGACTTTCCAAGAATTCCCAGTCATTCATAAGATAGGCAAATGCTTTTTCGGCACTTGTTTGGTAATATTTTCCACTTGCAGTTATCCAGTTATTAGCAAGACAAGTATTTCTGTATTCATCTGTATTTAACAGATATTCACAAGCAAGCCCCCAAATGTCAAATATTGGATAAAAGTTATTGCGAAACTGAAAATTATAGGGATCGAATTCCGGCGCGCCGTCTTTTTTTCCTGCCTTTTTACCTCTTGCAATGTTATCGCATACCTTTTCCTGTACTTCTTCCCAGCGCTGGAAATCATTGGAATACAGGGCTTCAATATACTTTTCTGTAAAGGGAATTGCCTTTTTAAAATCGAATGCCGCATTATAGGCACCAACCGCCTGCACTTCCAGTAAATCCCTTTCCAGTACCTCTGTTGCTTCTTTCCAAGTTCTGAGACTTATGGAGCCAGCCTTGAGCTTTTCCAGATATTGGGGTCTTTTCTCTTTATAGTAAGCTGTATTAAACACTGACGGCACAGAAAATATCTCTGTTATCAGGTAAGACCTTTTCCGGTAAATTTTCCCTTTTGCGTCACATATTGTCCAACCGAGGTCATATATAAGCGGTTTGGCAATACTTATAGCTTTCTTCTCATCGCCGCCAAATTTGGAAGCATATGGAAGTGTAGCTGTCTCGCAATCCAAAATAAGGTAGTACTTTCTTCTTTTGTCAAGTTTTCTTTCTTTTTCCATGGGTGTTAATCCTTTCCATTTGCGGCAATTCATGTCGGCTGTCCCGTTCCCATGACTGCCTGATATTCATAGGGTTTCCTATGTATGGCGGCGCTGTCATTTTTTGGAGCGCCGCCCCTTTTTACCCTTCTTTCCTACTTTCTTTCAGCTTTTCCAGATTTTCCCTTTTCTTCTTGTCCCTTTCAATTTTCTTATTTTTTGCCTCTTCTGCCTTTTTCGCTCTTTCCAGCTTTTCGGAAACAGCGGTCTGGTAATCTTTGGCTTCTCCGTCAAGGTCATACGGTTCTCCCTCTCTTGTCCCTTTTGGGATAGAAACGGTAATTTTGACAATTTCTTCCGAGCCGACGTCATTTACAAACGGAAAACCGAATGCGTTACTTGCTACCTGTAAAACCCATTCTTCACCGCCTTCCTTTGACTGGAAAAATTCCATTAATTTCCTTATGAGAGCATTTCTGTATCTCTCATTACTCATGTTGTTTTCTGACTTTGCCATAGGCTTTACCTCTCTTTCGTTTACGTATATATTATAACATGAGGATATGAACGGGAAAAGAAGATTTTATGAATTTTTTGTAAACTTGAATTGGGAAAATTTGACTTTTCTATTTGATAAAAAATGGTTGAAATGGTAAAAACTGGAAGTGAAAATGGAAGATTTTGGGAATTAGACCTTAAAGGTTTAATTCGCGTAAAAAGAAAAAGAGGAAAATTTTTCCTCTCTTTCCTATTCTTACATTTTACTTTCAAAGGCACTATATTTCCCTTTATTGGAAACCGCAATTTCTTTTACTTTCGCTGTTTCTTCCTTTTTCATACAATAGCAGTTAAACATTGTCCAATCTCCCATTATCTGACTATTTGATGAAATTCCCGCGGCTCTCAAATCTTTTGCGGCAAATGTACTGTAATCATTTGGTATAGCTACTTCAACTTTCCAGAGCTTGTCTTTTCTTCCTTTTTCTTCCACATACTTTACTATCCAAACACCGAGGAAATTTGTTCCAGCTGTTATAAGGATTTTCGTCCAAAGGGACAGCGGGCAGGACATGAGGACAAGAACCCATGTATAAAAGCCGTAAACAATGGCATTTGTGATAGACGTTACCCATTTACCACATTTTACCGTTACAAGGACTTTTACAGTTTGAAGAATTACATTAATGATACTTGCGATAATAAAAATAATTAAAGTATTCATAGTGTTATATGTACCTCTCTTTCGTTTACGTATATATTATAACATGGAATTATGAACAAGGGATTAAGGGAAAATGAATTTTTCCAGAATTTTTTATGAATTTTTTGTGAACATAGCGCAGGAAATTAGACCTATAAGGTTTAATTCAATCAAACGCCGCCAAAGTTACCCTTGACGGCGAAAGAATTAAAGGTTGGTTTTAATTCTTTTAAAAGTTCCGTTTTCCTGACGTTCATAAACTGACCATAATTCATACATATTATTTAAATTATATTTTGTCCAATCGTCAGTCATAAATTCCGCTTCACTTTCATAATGAACACTTTCATCAATATCATAAATAGCAAAATGTGATTCAATTAAATATTCTTTCATGAATATATATCCCCTTTCTTTTTTTCTGTATAAATATTATATCACACTTTTATTCTTTTGTCAAGTATTTTTATTAATTTTTCTATAAAAATTTAATTAAACCTCTAAGGTCTAATTCGCGTTCAAAAGGAAAGAGATGGAATTTCTTCCACCTCTTCCCATTTTACTTATCCTATCAGCTTATATTCAAGAGGCTTGTTCCGTCCATTGTCAATTCTTTCCACCATTCCAGCTTCTACCATCTGCCGAATGACGCTTGACGTTTTCTGAATGTTGCAGTCCATCTCTCCAGCTATATCCTTAGCTACCATGGAGCCGCTATTCTTGGCAAGAATTTCCTTGACCTTTTCACGGAGCGGTGCGTTTTCCTCAAAGCTCTTTGACGGCTTGGAGCTGTCTTTCTTTTCCTTTTTCGCCTTGTTCCTTGCGTCCATTGCGTCAAGGAGCGCGTGCGCCTTGTCAACCATGGTCATATCGTTCACGGTATACTCATAATCGCCGCGAATGAATGCCTCAAGGAATTCACGGGTGGTCATGGTCTTGCTCTTCTTTTCGGTGTTTTCCATAGTTTAATCTCTTTTCTGCGTTTTTAACGAGGTTTGCGCCCCTCTTGATTACATATATATTATAGCACATTTCGTGCCGTTTGTCAAGAGGTTTTCAAAATTTTTTTCAAGATTTTTTTCTTTGACCGCGGTTCTTGATTTCGTTTCTCTTTCCCTTTGACGTATATATTATAACATAGAATTATGAACGGAAAAAGAGAAAAGTATGAAAATTTAGAGAACTTTTTATGATTTTTTTGTGAACGCGGTACTTGAAATTAGACCTTATAGGTTTAATTCAGCTTAAAAGAAAAACGGCAATTATTGCCGTTTTCCTATTTTCTTACTTTATTGTAGCGTTAGAAATTCTTCAATCTCATTTATTACCGGAACAGCGTTTCTATTATCAGACAATTCCAATCCTCTATAAAAATTCCCTACTATTTCACCTGTCTGTTCATTCATAATTTCATAGGAGATAAATCCTCTGATTCCAATTGCGGCAACAGCTTTTACACGTGCCTTGCTCAAATTGGTAATTTTAAGACTAATGTTCATTCCATTTTCTCCCTGTCCATTTGTACTGAAATTAATTTCGTAAGTGTAATTCATGGTATGTACCTCTCTTTCTTTTACACATATATTATAACACATAATTGTAAACAGTATAAGTTTTTTCTATGAATTTTCTGTAAACAGTGCAAACTTCTCATAATTAAACCTTAAAGGTCTAATTACTTTCGCCGTCAAAGTTTTCCTTGACGGCAATTATTTACAGTCCCAAACTTACTTTAACAGCTTTCTCAATAGCACTCATTCCCTCTTCTGTTAATTCATCCTCATACTGTAATATGCGCATTTCATCAACTGTTCTCATTTGTTCAGCTACTGCGATACCCCAGATTTTTCCAGCTCCCCTTAGCTTCCCCTTACCTATAAAAACATGGGTCGGCAAGGGATGTTTGCGCTTGCTTGTTGTTAGCGGAATTACAATGGTTGTCGGGCTGTGCTTATTACCGATATTATTCTGCATAATTATCGCGGGACGTATGCCGTTTTGCTCTCTTCCGACATTTTCTCCAAAATCTATATAATAAATCTGACCGCGTTTAATGTCAATTTTTTCCATAAATATTTCTCTTTCTTTTATGTATTATCCCTTTTGGAACAAGTATATTATATCATATTCGAGAGGGCAAATCAAGAACTTTCTGTAAACAATTTATGAATTTTCTATGAATTCGGCAATTAAACCTAAAAGGTCTAATTCCCATAACGGCGAAAGAGGAAGAATTTTCCAAAACTTCCTCTTTCATCCGATTTTTTCAATATGTGTCAAGACCCCATGCTTCAGCTTCATAGGCGGGCAACCAACCGGGCTGAATTTTCGCATTATCAAAATTTTCATTAGCTATTTCAATAGCCTTTTTTCGAGCCTCTTTATAGCTGCCATTTGCTTCCAATTTAATTTCCACAAAAAACTGTTCGCCGCTATCCTCATCCTCAAACAAAAAGTCGATATAAGTGTTTTCCATATGTAAACCTCTTTCCGGGCTTTCCTGCCCTTTTTTCTAATTCATTATACCATATTTTCAGAGAAAAATCAAATCTTAATTTTAAACATTGTATGAACAAACTGTGAAAAAAAGAGGTCTAATTTCGTCGGCGCGCCAATTAAACCTAACAGGTCTAATTCTAAAAGCGGTGCGAAAAAGAGGTCTAATTCCGGCAGGCAAGAAAATGGAAGGATTTTCCAATCCTCCCATATTTCCTTTAATATTCCAGACTGTTAAGTAAATCTGTACTGTTTCATTGCCATTACCATTTCTTTCCCTTTGGTCGGGGCGGCTCTCAGACCGCCCCACTTGTATCACCCCTTATTCCTTATACCATCTTTTGCCATCGTAGGTTATGAACCGGTTGCCTGTCACTTCATCCCGTACAATGCCCAGCCCCTCTTTATGTGTTTCATTGATCCATTCGCGCATTCCACTGCTAACCCAGTCAGCGCACTGTTTCATTGTCGGCGCATTCAACAACTCACCCGTCATGCGGTTTTCGCCCCAATAGCGCCACAGTTCCCACTTAACATTCTTTCCCATATGTACCTCTTTCCGGGGCGGCGCTTGACCGCCCCTGTTATAGCTTATTTTTAGATTATTCCGAACAGCCGGAACAGATTTAACGTGCTGATTGCATTCGCCCCTGTTAGTCGCGCCGGATTGCCTATTTCAATCCCACTTAAGAATGCCCATACAAGTACGACCGTGATTAATGCCCATAACAGCCGCTTGATTACCTTACCATAGTTTACCATTGTTTCCCCTTCCGGGGCGGTGCTTGACCGCCCCTTTATTTTACTTTTCAGCCCCTCAGAGCCGTTATCCATTCCGCCGCGGTCGGCTTGCTTTCGCACACCGCCCATATGTATTCGGCAATGGGTCTTGACGCTTTCGGTCTGCCGGCACTTCTAAAGCTCTGTATATGCTTGCGCCCCGCCTTGTCAATCCGTGTAAATGAACCGCGCCCCGTGTAGCCGTTTACAAATTCGCGCCATTCATCACGGCTGAACACATAACCTTGCGTTTCCGGTTCTCTATCCGTCATTACTTCCGGGCAGTAGATAATGAATTGACTCTTGTCAGCCGTTCCGATATCACCGCAAGCGGTTTTAATTTCAACGGTAACAGCTTTGCGCATGCCGTCAAGCCGGAAAGTCACGAAAGCGTCAAATTTGCCTTGCGCTTTTACACGGTTAGAATGTCGACCGGAAAAGAATTCCCGCAACCCCATCTCATACGCTTTTCCCTCTTTCCCGTTGTCCGCGTCAGTGAAGTGTAACAGATAATATTCAATTTTAGTCATGGTAAAAATTTCCTCTCTATCTCAAGGTTTAAATTTGTTTTGGCGCGCTGTTCGCGTCTGTTTGTCCTCTTGACGTGTATTATTGTACCACAACGGAAGAGGAAAAACAACAGTATTTTGTGAACAATATGTAAATCATAGCAGGAATTTTTTCATTCTTTGGACATACTCTGTTCACAACTATGAATGAATGCGACCGCTTAAATCTGACAAATTTTTACAGGGAGAGGGGCATAGTTTTGGGAGAAATTCCAAATGCTGGAAAATCTGGAAGGCGGCCTCCACACAATTTCAGACCGAATTAAAAAATATAAAATTACAATAAGAAAATTTCTCAAACCACACAATTTCAGACCGAATTAAAAAATATAAAATTACAATAAGAAAATTTGATTTTTTTCTCTTCTCATGTTATAATAATCTCATAGGGATAAATAAAACCCTTTAGGAGTTGATTAAAATCAAATTAGATTTTTCATTAAATACAATAGAGGATCGTTTAAATGCTATAAGAGCGGAGAACTTAGAGGACTTATCTTAGACGGCTCTAAGTCGCGCATAGGACTATATACTCTTTGCAGAAAGGAACCTTTGGGGCAAGGAAGATCCCTATGGGTTGCTAAATAAGGATAGGGGAAGGTTTACATCACTCAGTATTACCTTGGAAGATGGCTCCGAGATGGAGAGGAGTGTACCCGAATCGGTAAGTAAAGGGAAGCATATGAAGATGCAGAGGAAGAATTTGAATAGGAGTTATGACGACACGAGAGGAGAGCTCGCTCCGCTCGCTCTCCTCTCGTAGTCGTTTCTAAAGAGAGTGGTAGATTCGACAGACTTCAATGCCGCCAAAGGGCGCCTTTTTCAAGCCCGTGCCGCGAATGATTGCGGTTTAGGAGATGCGCCCAAAGGTGTCCAATAGGAAAAGAATTAGTTCAATGCCGCAATAGATGAAGAGCTTTTGGAAGAGATTCGCTTATCTTACGATTTCTCTACCGCCCTTAGTGCTATTTATGCGGAATCCCTTTCTTCTTCCGTCCTGCCTCTTTGGCGCTCTATTGACGAATTGGACTACGGAATTACCTTCTGGGAGATGAGTAATGGGAAGAGGAGGACGGGATTGGCGCCACGCTCAGAGCTTTATGAGCGGCTATTTCTCAATCTTTCCATTAGTTTAGGACATATTGCCGCCACGGGTGAATTTGATACTTACCTTTCCAATATTGAGTCCAATGCCGTGACATGGTCAGAACGTGAAAAAGGGCAGTGGAAGAAGAAACTAACCGAGTATCGGACAGAACAGTATGTGTTACAGGATACAATTAAGGGCGAATGTATTCGTGGTGTAATTAATCCGGCTCTTTGGTGGTCGGAAGATAAAGATGAAAATCTCATTATTGATATTTTGCCGTTTTCCGATTTTTCCTTTGCTTTCCGCTATCCACAAGAAGAGAACTTTTCTTAGGAATTTATGACAAGGTCTGTGATGGCACTTCGCAATTTGGATGAAAAGGAAGGCAAAGAAGGGGTTTTAGATTTCCGTGATCCTGTTCAAGTGAAAAGGTTTATTCAATTTGCGGAAGAATTGCAAGATTATGTACAGAAGAAAGGGATTATTCATGCGGAAATGGTAGATAAGGCATTGCGCTGGTTCCAGTATTTTGTCAATCGTTGTAATCTAACGCCAGAAGAGGAACTTATTTTAAAGTTCAAGATTGCCAAGAAGGGTAATAAGGATATCATGAAGGCTTTGGAAGAGAAGGGATTAACGCCATATAAGGAGAATTATATTTCAACTGTATATACTAAAAGAGTTCTGAATGCTATTGCGGCACAGGCTCAAGAATGTTAGAGGATGATCGAGTATATTACTATGGGACGAGGTGTCTTCAAAGAGTGTAGTGAATGCCATAGATTGATACCGAGGAATTCTATTTATTTCAATTAGAGGAATAATACCAAGGATGGTTTCTATTCAGATTGTAAAGAATGCCGCAAAAAGAAGAGAGTAGAGAAAGCAAAGTAGAAAGCTGAAGCGGCACAAGAGTGATTTTCTATTGATATAGAAATAATTAACTTAACTATTAGAGTGGAGGCGAGAAACCTCCACTTACTTTGGGTCAGATATTAAAACTTGACATTCAGGAGGTGAATGTTTTTGAAAAGAAGTAATAAGAAGGAAGTTGAGAAGTTTCTTTCCTATGTGACTAAATTGGAAATGATCGAAACTATTGGCATAGCAAGACTTTTGGGAGTTGAGCTGATGGCGATAGCTTAGGAGAGAAAGGAAAAGAAAGAGAAGAAGGAAAGAGAAAACAGTTCTATGGAAGTTCTCGAAGATTCCAATACCGATGAGACTGCAACTAATTTGCCGGCGCTTGTTAGAAATCAACAAAATGACAAATAGGAATTCAAGGAATTTGATATTCTTTTATCAGAAATGCTTGATTCCTTTATCGCGGCGCCTCAACAAAAAAGAAAGTGGATTCTTCAGATAATGAAAGACGCTACTTATGGAGGCAAGTAATGTTAGAACCTAAGATATAGGGGAATTCGCGGCGAGTATTAATGAAGACTTGTTCCCATTGCGGTATTTCTAAGACCACAGATTCATTTATTACTACGCGGTCTTGGATCTATGCCGATTCTCTCTGTCCAGTCTGCAATGAATGTATTAAAGACCATTTTATTTCAGTAGATTGGTCATGGGATGAAGTAGATGCCTTTTGTCAGAGAATGGATGTTCCTTTCATACCAAGGGAATTCGAGAAGTTCCGCGAATCTAACGGTGATGATGCTATACCGCCTTATTGTAAGTATTTTACTTCTGGTGAGTATGAGCGATTTGGCTGGCTTGATTACCATAGGAAGTATTTGGAATTAAAGGAAAAACAGAGATTGGATTTGGAGCTTCCGCTCTTAAATGATTCCTATTATGATGACCTTCGACTTCGTTGGGGTGAGAGCTATGATGAAGAACAACTGGTCTATCTTGAAAACCTCTATAATGGCTTATTGACGACTCAAAATGTCAATGGTGCTTTACAGATAGATCAGGCGCAAAAGCTCTGTAAGATGAGTTTAAATATCGATGAGCGCATCCGCGCCGGTATTGATTTTGATAAACTTATGGGTTCTTATGAGAAGTTAACGAAAATTGCTGATTTTACACCCAAAAATACTAAGTCAGATAATGATTTTGCAAGTATGGGCGAACTTGTCTGTTGGCTCGAAAAACGTGGCTGGCTTAATACTTGGTATGATGACGCGAACCGCGATATCGTTGATGAAGTAATTCATTCGCAACAGGCATTTGTACAAAGACTCTATACTAATGAGGCAGGTCTTGGTGAAGAAATCAATGACCGCATTGAGGCTCTTAAAATTGCCGCTGAACTTGATAAACAAGACACTGACTTGGAACAAAAGAGATTAGCTGAAGATCCATTCTTTGAGACAACAGAAGTTGATCTCGAATCTCATGATAATCAGGCTTATGAGGATCTTATCGTGGATGAGGTCTTAGATTAGGATACAGTGAAGGTGTAAGATATGGATATGACAGCATCAAATATACTTTTACCCGGTATATCGACGCGTGTGCCGCCAAGTCATGAAGCTATTTTACCAATGCGTTTCGGTACGCCCATTGAAAAGAATGTGGCATTAACGGAAGATAAACTCAAAGCTATTGAACAAAAGCTCAAGGAAAAAATTACTATCTATTCAGCATATCCTGACATCTGGGCAGATGAAGTTCTGGTGCCAACGAACTCTTCTTTCCGTTTTATGTTTTATCAGCGGATTATAATGCGCAATTTAGCGCGCGTTCCAGTCAATCATATCACGGCGGCACGTGGAGTTAGTAAAACTTTCCTTACTCTTTTCATGGCATTTCATCGTTGTATCTTCTGTCCCGGCACTACAATCGCTTTTGCGGCACCGAATAAAAGTCAGTCAGCGCAAATAGGAAAACAGACTTGCACAGACGTACTCAATCGATTCCCGCTTCTTAATCTGGAGTTAGATGGTCCAGTTATTGGAGGTAAGGACTATTTTGAGGTACGTTTTAAGAACGGGTCAAAGATTGAGATTACAGCAGCACTGGATTCTACCCGTGGTCGTCGTTTTGACCAGATTGCGGTGGATGAAGCAAGAGACCAATCAGGCGATGCTGTTAATGGAATTCTCGTTCCCACAGTCTCCAAAATAAGGACAACCTATGGAGCAGGTTTACTTAATCCTTATGAAATTCATCAGATGCAGGAGTATACTACTTCTGCTTCCAGTAAATCAAGTTATAATTATGAAAAGGTTCTTGATGTACTTTGTAAGATGATTATTAATCCTAAATCAGCGTGCGCTATGGGGTTAGATTACAGGGTACCAGTTATTGAAGGTATTTATCCTGCATCATTCGTGCGAGATATTAAGATGGATTCAACTATGAATGAAGCCTTATTTGCACAGGAATATTTAAGTATATATAGTGCTGAGAATGATGAATCTTGGTTTAATTTCCGCAAAATTAATGCTCATCGACGTATAGTTAATGCGGAATGGGAAGCTCATTTTAATAATGGAAATAAAGACACTTTCTACTTAATTTCGGTAAAGAATATCTGCCGCCATAGATAGTAATGTCTATGGAAAACCGCTTTAATTGCTGGAACTCCAAACTTATTCGGACAATCAGCAGCCAAGCCTAAACTGCAACTGGTTTAGGAAGGTTCAACGACTATCTCTTAGGAGAGTAGAGGTAAGTACCTCGAAATGGGCGGCTTCCTTATGGGAAGGTGATATAGTCTGAACTTCATAGTAATATGAAGCTGCCTTTTAGGCGGGAGGGAATTAACGAAGCCCTCTGAACGCATTGCGATGTCGGAAGAAAGCACGACTTGACAGTAGCAACAATTCACAAAGTTGTGCCTCATAATGGTGTCTTCCGTTCCATTGTAGTAAACATATTCGTTTTAGGAAGAACTTCCAAAACCAAACAATTCAAACAACAAGTTATTGACATTAAGAAGTTAATCAAAGCCTTTCAGCCGCGTGAAGTAATCATTGATATTAATGGACTTGGTGCTGGTGTATAGGATCTCATGATTCAAGAACAAACAGACGAGATGGGTATTACTTATCCTGCTTATGGTTTCTATAATGAGGAAGAATATAAGAAAATTCAACCCTTAGATGCACCGCGAATACTTAATGGTTTTCGCGCTAATTAGAAGATTAACTCAGAGATGTTCGGTAACTGTTATTCGCGCATCGATGCTGGTTTAGTAGACTTTTTAATTAAGGAACAAGACGCGCGATCTAAACTTTTATCAACTAAAAAAGGTCAGAGTATGTCCGTAGAGCAAAAAACTAAATTTCTTATGCCATACGAGATGACCTCAAAACTTGCAGAAGAAATGGGCAATCTTCGCTTAAAGAGAACAGGCACTGGACTTGACATAGTTCTCGAACCAATCAATTCCCGCTTCCCGGATGATAGATTCAGTAGTCTTTGTATTGGACTTCGTCGGATTAAAGAATTGGAGGACGAGGCAACTAAGAAAAAGAAGAAGCCAAAATCTGGGCGAAATCTCGTATTCTTCACAGGAGGCTGAATAGATGAATAAAGAAGAAAAAGGAAAAGAAGAACAAATGAAACAATCAGCTATCTCTCATAATTTTTCATTATCAGATTTTAAAAAAGCAAATGAGACTATGATAGCAACTAATGAAGATAGTTATAAGACAAACTACTTGTTTTGGGATAAACAAAACAAAGTTAGCGACTATTCTAAAGAAGAGATTGAATCTATTATTCATAATGGATCCGCCTCTTCAATGTCAATTCTTTCGCGCAATTACTTCAATCAGAATGGCTTCTATAAGCAGATTATTACACATTATGCAACATTGCTAAAGTATACTGGGTTATTGGTTCCTACTTTAGCCTATGGTAAATCTCTCCAAGATACTGCTATTGCTAAACGTTATCATAATGCTACTGATTTTGTTGATAGAATTAAAATTGAGGAATTTGCAGTTCGAGTTGCTTATCGCGTATTGTTAGATGGAATGTATTTCGGTGCAATACAAACAATGACTAAAACAGCGTTTTCTGTACTTGATCTTCCATTTCAATATTGCCGCTCTCGATTCAAAGATGAGTATGACCGCGACATCGTGGAGTTTGACGTATCTTACTTTGATAAGATTAATGACAAGAAAAATCGCAAATAGGCGTTAAAGACTTATCCCAAAGTTATTTCTTCCTACTATCGCAAGTGGGTGAATAGCGGCAAGGTAATCACCCCTTGGGTCTTTCTTCCCACAGATATAGGAATTGCCTTTAAACTATTTAATGCTCGTCCATACTTTCTATCAGTTATACCTACGATACTGCAGTATGATAAAGCCGTGGACATTGAACTTGAGAAGGAATTAGAGGAGATTAAGAGATTAATTATTCACAAGATTCCACATCTTAACGACGGCACTTTACTTTTTGAACCCGAAGAGGTTTCAGTAATACACTCTGGTGTTGTTAAGATGATCAGCACCAAAAATCCACACGCTTCTGTCATGACGACGTATGGTGATGTTGATGTTCATAGTTTAAAGACGACTGATGGAGTTACAAATAATACTCTGACAAACATGAGAACAACCATGTATGCCAATGCCGGCGTTTCGCCTGAATTATTTGCGGCTTCAGGAAGTTCTTCATTGGGAACTTCTTTGCAAGAAGATGTTTCCCTTATGATGGTCTTGGGCAATAAGATTGCTAATTTTATAACAACAATTATAAATTCATTTTATGGTAACGGAACAATTCAGTTTAAATTCCACATCCTTCCCATTACCTACCATAATGAGTAGGACATGATGAACAATTATCTTAAACTGGCAAGTTCCGGATATTCGTTCTTATTACCAGCTCTTGCTTGTGGTATTAGTCAAAGAGAGTTAGGGACTCTTAAAGATTTAGAAAATGACGTTCTTAATCTTCGTGAGCGATTGTTACCTTTAGCTACTTCTTACACCCAAAGCAGTAGCGGAGATAATAGCGGAGGACGACCCCAGAAGGATGATTTAGACAAGACCGAAAAGACAGTAGAGAACATAGAAAGTAAGGACAAAACGGGAGGATGAGAATGAGCAACATTCCTTAGAACTTCCCTATTACATTATTCGATTCGGCGTCTTCTGAAAAGGTATCGGATACGATTACGCGTAAGCGTGTAGCGATTTTCTATAAAGGCGAAAATCGAAATGGTGCGTACATCAGTGATGAATTTGCTGAAAAATTGATTAAGACCCTTCCTTATGCTCCCATAAAAGGTATTTATGATGCGGATTCTGAAGATTTTAAGGATCACGGCACTTAGAGAACACAGGGTCGAGTTTATGGAGTGGTTCCTGAAAATCCGAACTTCGCTTGGGAAAACCACAAAGATGAAGATGGGGTAGAAAGAGAATATGCCTGTGCAGACGTGTATCTCTTTACGGCACTTTATAAAGAAGCTGGAGACATTGCGGGGAAAGGGCAGAGCATGGAGCTTTACGGACCAAGTATCAAAGGGTCTTGGGTAACGATAGACGGTAAATCGCTCTATAAGTACACAGACGCTTGTTTCTTAGGTCTTCAAGTACTTGGCGACAATGTCATTCCGTGTTTTGAAGGAGCATCCTTCTTTTCCCTGCAAGAACAGCAAATATATTCACTGTTTACCGCCTTATTAGAAAAAATTGAATCAATAGGGGGAAAGAAAGTGGAAAATGAAAACACTTTAGTCTTTTCTCTCTCTGATAACCAAAAGCAAAATGCGATTTTCAAGGCTTTGAATCCTGAAAAAGTTCGTTATTATGTATTCGATACTTATGACGATTATGCTCTTGTTTTTGACTTCGAGACAGAGAAGACTTACAAGGTTGGCTATACAAAGAATGAAGATGATACAGTTTCTGTCTCTGCCGAGATGGAAGAAGTTTATATGGAGTATGTGACTAAGGACGAGAAGAAATCTCTTGATTCTCTTCGTTCAAGAGGTACATTCTCTGCTATTGTATCTATACTTGAAGCTAACGAAACTAAAATCAATGAGCTTAGTGCGGATATAGAAACCAAGGCTGGCGAATTATCTACACTGACTACTGATAAAGAGAATCTTACAGCAACTATTGAAGGTCTGAACACACAGATTGAACAGTTTAATGCTACTATCTCTGAAAAAGATGAACAGATTGCGGCATTGCAGACATTTAAGGATTCTGCAATGCGTGCCGAGAAGGAAGCAGTAATTGCTAAGTATAGTAAGAAACTCTCCGCAGAAACTCTCGCGGCATTTACTGATAAGATTGATAGCTACACTCTTATCGATTTAAGAAAAGATCTTGCACTCACACTTGTTGAGTCTAATGAAGGTCTCTTTACTCTTGAGAATGGAGATTCGACTCCCGGTTATGTTCCGACTGAAGAAGATGCGTCTGGATTAACCGCAATTCTCGCAAAATATAAAAACTAATCGGAGGTTTAGATAAATGGCTATTGTTAAGTTAAACAAAGAAGGCTACGGTCAGATTGAGCTTAACCAAGTGGCTTTCCGCAGAGACGGACGTATTGAAGCTCAGTGCGCTCTTAACTCTGAGGAATTCCCGGTTGGCAAGACCGAGATCGGTTCCGTTGCAGAAAACGGTATGCTTTTCGCCATAGACAATGTCAAGCATGAGCTGAAGAAAGCTACTCTCGCTCTTGCGGCATCTGAAGTTATTGGAATCAATTATTCGACAGAGCATCTTTATGATGAGAGAATGGGTGGCAGTTATAAGTACTTCTACCTTCCTAATGGAGACACTTCCTTCCCTCGTCTTGGACTTCTCGCGATTGGTGACAAGTTCCACACGAACACAATCTGCTATGATAATGAGAAGTATACAGATGAGAAAGCCATAGAGACTGCTGTAAAGGGTGTTGCTCCTGTTTATGCTGGAATCGCATCTGATGGTTCTGGTTACTGGGAGATTAGTGCAACTGCTCCGACTGCTGGACCGGTTGCTCGTGTTATTGAGTTTGCGACTATGCCTGATGGACAGACTGGTCTTAAACTCCAGATTCTCAGAGTTTGATGGAGGTGCTATAAATGACAAACGAATTTAGAGAATTAGCTCGTCATGCGGCACACAGAACCGCTCCCGAGAATTTCGCTCTTGAGAATGTTGATACTGCATTCCGTGAGGAGCTGAAAAATTATTGTGGTTCTTATGCTATGTTCATGAAGAACCGTTATGACCTCTATCAGATCGTTATGGAGAACGCTGATGAGATCGTCCCTGCGAAGGTTATTGACGCTATGGGAATGTTCGCTGAGGTTCGTCAGGTTCCTCAGGGTCAGAAGACTATATTCAGACTCTCCAAGTTCAACTCGAAGATGAGAGCTAAGAAGTTCATCACTCGTGTTGGTCTGTCTGGTGTTTATGAGACTTTCCGTCTTGATAGCAATGATTTCACTGTTGAAACTCATGCAATTGGTGGAGCTGTTACTGTTGATTTCGAGCGCGTTCTTGATGGCGCTGAGTCGATGGCAGAAGTTATGGATGTTCTCACCGAGGGTATTACTGACGCAGCATATCTTGAAGTTGCTCGTGCTCTTCATGATTGCATCACTGAAACCCGTATGCCGACAGCAAACAGAGTTATATCTGCTACCTTTGAGGGTGACAAGATGTTCAACCTCTGTAATACTGTTCGCAATTACGCCGGAAATGGTGGTTGCGTAATATTTGCTCCTCCGGAGTTCGTTGGTGCTATGGGGCCGGATCAGATCGTTCCCGTCTCAGCCGCTGGTGCACAGGGCATTTATCATCCTCAGGACATTGATATGATTCATAATCAGGGTTATATTAATCTGTTCAGAGGTACTCCGATAGTTCAGATTAAGCAGTCGTTTGTTGACACTAACAACGATAAGGTTTGGATTGATCCGCAGCTTGCTTATGTTCTTCCTACTGGTGGCGAAAAGATCGTTAAGATCGTCATGGAAGGAAATACGCAGATGTACGATTGGACGAATAAGGATCAGAGCCTTGAGCTTCATCTTTATAAGAAAATGGGCGCTGCAATAGTTACGTTCTATAACTTCGGCATTTATCAAAATACTGGTATAGATAACGACAACTATTACAATCCTTACTCCAGACTTTGAGGCTTGAAATAACTTAAAGGATAAGTAAAAAGAGCCAATGGAATATAAAGTTCCATTGGCTCATGATTCAAATGCGGCTGGGAGGTCTGACATCATATATGCCAAATTTGTATATTTCAATTATGACAGAAAGCTCTTCGGTCGTAGTTGATAATTTGAACCAATACGAAAAAACAATGAAATCTGTAGCGCAATTTGATTTAAACGATAACCTTGTCGCTGTTTTCCCCTCAATCACTGCCGCAGAGAATCAAACAAAAATTAGACACATACGAGAATGTGCAAATCAAAAAAGAAAAACCGCCGGAGGTTATTACTGGCGATTCTATATAGGAGAGTAAATAATGGAAACTACAAATATGATTACAATTAAATCGACAGTTAAGGCACAAGTGTCTATAAGCGTGCCGTCGTTGAACCTTCGTCGGTTCTGGCCGAAAGCAGGGGCTATTCAAAGAATTCCTTTTGATCTTCTTGAACAGGCAATATATGAACCGGGTGTTGAATACCTCTTTAAAACGGGTATCCTTTATATTGATGATATGGAAACCAAGATTAAGTTAGGTCTTGAAGAACCGGAAGTAAAGGAGCCGTAGAATATTATTGTTCTTTCTGATGCAGATAAAGATAAGCTCTTAACTGGAACGGCGCTTAAGGACTTTAGGGAGAAAGTAGAAAAACTTTCTATTGAACAGGCTCGTGAATTAGCACAGTATGCAATAGATAAGGGCATTACTGATTATCAAAGATGTGAAATTATGAAGAAAGCATCAAGAATTGATGTCCTTAAATGTGTTATGCAAGAACTTGATGATAAAAGAAAGGATGAAGCTGAAGCTGCGCAGGAGTGATTAAATCATGACACCAGTACAAGATTTGTACGATGCCTTCCTTGTTCTTATAGAATCTGACGAATGGGATTAGCTTGAAGAGAATGTTGCCAATATAGATTTTCAGCACCTTGCCATGGCAGCGATTCCGTGGTTTAAATTCCCTCGTTGTTCTCTTGAATGGGATGAAAATGCAGAGTATTTTAAAGATGAAAATATAACCAATACAGAGATTCAGATTATTGCACTTTTCATGAAAGCTCTTTGGTTAAACCGTGTCATAGACACTTGGGAAAATCTGCGCCCTTATTATACTGAGCGCGACTTTTCTCCTGCAAAACAATTGAGTGAATTCCGTTAGCGTCAACAGAATTAGATGGAACAAGCAAAGGATTTAGAGAAAGTTTATTATCGTAGTATTAAAGGAAAGCCTTATGATTATACAACCTTTGCAGGAGGTTAATCATGGATGCAGCAAAAGAAGGCTATTATAATCGATTAAAGAATCAGTTATTCGGCTGTCTTTGTGAGAGAGAGGAAGGTCATTCTTGGGAAGCTAATCTGGATGCCATTCTGATAGAACTTCTTGGTATACCGGAGAAAGAAAGGACAATCAATTATTATCGAATTTACTCTAAACTTGCTGCTTGCCGCTATTTAGATTATAAATATTTTAGAAAGACTATATTTGATGTTATGGGTCTTTTGGGAAGTGGTTTATGAGTTATTTTGATATTTATAAGAAAAAAATGAACAGATATGGGGATAATGCTACGGATCGTCTTGAAAAAGGAAGACAGTAGAATTTTGAGAAGTTCTTATATCAATCACCGCATTATACTAAGTTTCAATATAAGGAAAAGGAAGTGGAATGTGTTTTTGAGCCTTCCAGTCAGGACGAAACAAAGACTGTAATGCACGTACTTTGCCGCGTTGGCGAGAAATTTAATCCCGGTGATATAGTAACTATTTGCGGCAAGAGATATATGTTCTGGTATTGGGATGAGAGACAGGATAGTGGTTATAATAGATGGAATGTTATTAAGCTCTCTCAGCGTATTGAATGGTTGAATGAGGACGGAAGTACGTGGTCAAATGAGGCGTATATATGGGGACAGACTAATAATATGTTGAAAAATGAGCTAAAGTCTCGTTCACGCTCAGCTACACTATACCTTGAGAACCTCAAGTTAGAGTTTATGATTATGCCAGCAGATCCTCATCTTGTTATTAATAGCTATCTTACTGTTGAGGTTGCTGGTATTAAAAAGAGTTACCGAGTTACAGGTTTTGATCATGTATCTACTCCCGGTGTTCTCTATGTGTCTATGGATCCCACCCTTGAACGTGATCTAACTCCACCGCCAGAAAAGAAGCCTGAAGATGACGACAATGACTACTTCTGGCTTGGTAATATAGGAGGTAACTAATGGCTGAATCATCTACACGTTATTTGCAGGAGATGGGGCCGAACCTCATTAAGATAATGAAGAGGCTTCTCGCAAATCAGAATCTTTTGCGACTTCTCATTTATACAGATAAAGATCCTCTTTCTAAAGATAAACCTGATCTTACATAGGAACAGGCATATTAGCAAGGGGATAATGGTAGTATACGTATCATTCCTATTATTGGAACGAAAGAGGATTCATCGTCAATTATCACTCTTAGAGTTCTTAAGGGTATTCCTTCTACTGGTAACTCTGAATTTCTCGATATTTACTTCTCTATTGAAGTTTTTGTTCCTAATGAACAATGGATTATAAAAGGCGATAATCTTCGTCCTTATTCCATTATGGGAGAAGTTCAGCGTTCTCTTGAAAATAAAAATATTAATGGTCTTGGCACAATTCGCGGTTCAGGGTTTTCCGTGAATTTCTTTACAGAAGAGATGAGTGCCTTTATCATGAATTACAGGATTTCCCAGTATAACTAATGAATGCCGCAGTATTTATAGGATAGCCACTTCATTTCCGTAAAGGAATTGACGTCTATCCTCCGCTTATTAAAGATATGCTTTCATTGCCTTATTACTCTTCCGCAGTTTAGATTTTTACTACTTCACAAGAAGATATTTGGGATATGATAGCAGAAAAAAATGGTAAGGCTCCTGATGGAACTCCGATTACAGATGCGCCAACACCATTTGAATTAATGCTCAACAATTAGTATCATCATCCGGAAATAATGAAAATAACAGAAAAGGCTTTTGAGTTATTTACTCATGAAAAAGTTCGTATTATTCCGGAAAGTAAAATAATTTTGTTTACGAATGGAATTGAGGAAGTTAAAGAAGCACGTTTTTTGCGTACTATTGAGGAGTCTGATTTCTTTGATTTCCAGAATCTTGTGCGGCAAGTCGTAGGAAAAGATCCTGTGGAGCCGCCTAATCCTTATGAAAAGCCTAAAATAGCTATGATTAAAGCAAAAGGGCGTTTACGTGAACGAATTAAATAGAAAAAAGGAAATCAAAATTCAATTTCATTAGATACACTTTTGGGTGCATTATGTTGTATGAATTTAGGATTAAACCCTCTTAATATCGGAGAGATTCCTTATCCATCTGCGGCTCGTCTTTTTGAACTTGCGCAGGATAAGGAGAAATATGAAACTGACCTTCGTATTGCGACGGCTGGTTTTGGCAATAGCAAAGTTAAACCAAAATATTGGATTAAAAATTCTGATAATTAAATCAGGAGGTAAGTTAATGGCAAGCATACTTGATCGCTATGGCATTAAGGAAGTCGCTGACTGCGTCTTTTATAAAATCGATCCGACCACTGGCGGACCGGGTGCTCCTGTTCTCTATCTTGACTCTTTAAAAGTTTCAACAGTTGAACAGACTGCAAGTTCCGTGTACGCACAGGGCGGAAAGGGCAATCCTCGCTTAATAGGATGGGATTTAATCTCTTGATCAAGATCCCTATGCTACTAATACGCATATAAAAATCTTACAATATGCTGGAAACCCCTTAGAGTTGAAGAAGCTACAACGTAGTGTCGATACAGGCGTGAATGCTTAAAAATTTCTTCAAATTGGGCAATCAGCAGGAGGAAAACAAATGGAATGGAAAGTACTAAATGAAAATGACAAGTATGAAGTGAGTGATACTGGAATCGTTCGCCGTATTGATACAGGTCATGTATTACAAGGATGTATTGATGGTGGCGGTTATAGAAGTGTTAAACTGACGTTTGAGAATTCCGTACAAAAGCGGTTTAAGGTTCATCGTCTTGTAGCTGAACACTTTATAGAAAATCCAGACCCGCAACATAAGACTCTCGTTAATCATATTGATGGTAATAAGTTGAACAATATGAAAGAGAATCTCGAATGGGTTACACCGCGTGAAAATAATCTTCATTACTATCAGATGCAAAAGGCTTAGAAGAAGGAAAAAAGAAGAGCAAGTTCTCGTCCGATTCCTGTTATCTGGCTTGACTTAAATGGCAATGAGCTTGGAATCTTTCCGAGTATGAAGAAAGCCTCTGAAGCCACTGGCATTTCTGTGGTTCAAATTGCACGAAGTGTTCATGATGGTATTGTGGTTTCCAAAAGTTTGTTTAAATCCCTCCTCAACGACTAAACGTAAGACACCCTTTGGGGTGAAGATATAGTCTGCTCTCATATGAAAGTATGAGCTAACACAAAAGTTGGTAAAGAAATTACAGTTACCCTTGAGGATGCTCTGTTTTCCCCGAAGTCTATGGCAGTTATGTTCGGCAACGGCACAACTGAAGATCTTACAACAGGCAGCAAAATCCATAAGATTCTTTCGGTTAAGGGTAAGACAATCCCGACGACTTGGAAGGATGCTAATGGCAAGGATCATGCGATTCCCGAAACCAAGAAAATCTATAATGAGGTTGGAGAGGAAATCGCTTAGGGTGAAATCTCAACCAAGTTAACAGATTCTTCTGTATCCTACGTTGTATTTGACATAGATATAACTGGTACCCAGATTACTGTTGGACCGGATACATTCCCGGGAACCTATTATGTTATGGGCGATACTTTCGCAAGATCCGAAATCACAGGCGAGGATGAATATTTCCAATTTATCCTGCCTAAGGCGAAGGTAACATCTGAAAATACAATAACTATGGAGGCTGAAGGCGATCCGTCCGTGTTCAACCTCAACCTCGAAGTACTTCGTGCTAATCTTACCGACAAGGAAGGAAACTCTGAGAAGGTTATGATGAAGCTCGTTAAGTACGACGTAGACACACAGTAATTCAACTTAATCCCTTAATGGGAACAAAGAAGGGCGTAGGGATGTTCCTCGCCCTTCTTCTTTTTTGGAGGCAAAGATGGACAATAACATATTTGGTCTTAAAGAAATATATGATTGCATTTTTAGTTCCACTTATGATATAGAGATAGGTAATCGAATAATAAAAGCAGGAGAACCGATATTAAGGTTTGATTCTCTTCAGTTAGCAAATTTTGATGAGATAAAATCGCGTGTAAATGCAACTGGTGGTTATAATAATCAGACTTGGGTAAGCTGGGAGAGTACTAAGGAAGTTAACTTTAATTTTTCTCAGGGGATTTTTTCTAAAGTTCAATTAGCTATTTTGGGAAATGCAGCTTTAGAGTCGGTGGAAGATATAATAGTTCCTAAAGTAGAGAGCTTAGAACTGGATGAAAATAGGCAGGTTAAGTTAAAATATGTACCGTTAGAACTTTTTATATATAAGAAGGAAAACGGCGAGCCTTTAACGGCATTTGAGCAAAATGAATCTACACTAACCTTTCCGGAACTTGAACCCTATACAGAAATAGAGGCTTATTATAGCTTTACTTATTCGAAAGCAGATGTGATTACAATTGGTCGTCGTTTAGTCACAGGTTATCTTACAATGACGGCAAAAACGAGATTAAAGGATGATAAAACAGGCAAAACGGTCACTGGTATTTTTAAAGCGCCAAAAATTAAACTAATGTCTGATTTCTCTATTAGGTTGGGTAATGATGCGTCGCCAGCTGTTGGCAGTTTTGCGATCACAGCTTATCCGACTGGGTCAAAAGGAAGCGAAAAGGTAGTTGATTTCATACTGCTTAATGATGACATAGATAGTGATTTTTAAACGGCATTAGGGGCAATCTAATGCCATTTTCTGTTTTGTCCGAATGAGGTGATGGATAAATGTCAAAAACTGAAAAGATCTATCGCTTTGGTATTGATGTAGAGGCAACAACTTCACAAGCATAGAAGGATTTAGCAAGTTTAGGAGAGATACTAAAAAGCCTTAAACTGCCGGATTCAACTAAGAAGAGTTTTGGTGAGTTGTTTGAAACGGCAAATAGCAACTTGGAGACATTCATTGCTTTAAGTTCCAAGACTACTCATACTGAGAAGGACGTCAAGGATCTGGGCAAAGCATATAATAATGTGTCTAATGCAATTGCTATGATGTCTACAAAACTCGCGGGCATAGAAGCGATGGACCTGAAATCTCTCTTACCGAAGGATTTACAAAAACAGTTAAAAGAAGTTCGGAGCGAGTTATAGTCTCTTCAGGACTTAGCAAAAGGAGACAATTCAGAACAGATTTAGAATTAGACAGCAAAGGTAGAGAAGCAGAAGGAAACTGTTGATAAACTTACAAAATCTGTTCAAGAATTAAATGCAACTCTTGCTGAAGGCGGTGAGCAGTGGAATAAACAGAACGCCGCAAGTCAGGCCGCTGAAGAAGCTGCTGCTAAATGGGATTAGGCTACTAAGGCTGTTAAGGACTATCAAAGCAAGCATAAGAATATAATGACTCAGCAGGAATATGAAGAGTCAAAGAAGAAAACTACAACTTATAGAGAGCAACAGAAGGAATATCAAAGATTAAGTAAGGGCGAAGATAGCGTCTATTAGAAAGAAAAAAGCGAGGCTAAACAGGATTTAGAAGATAAAAAATAGCTTCTTGCTTAGACTGATCCTAAGGCAAAGAAAACTTATACTACTCTTGAAATTCAAGTAAGAAAATAGCAAGAGAGATATGACAAATAGTATAACGATCTTGCCAACACCCGTCGTAAGAATACTAATTTACTTAAATCCCAAAAAGACATTAGTTAGGAAGAATCACGGCAAAAAGAGTACGATGAGTACAAAAAACTTATAGATGCTCAATAGGAAGCTGAAAAAGCAAAGTCCTCTGCTATTCAAAAGGCTTAGAGAACGTCTGAAGAAACAAGTAATTTCGCAAAGAAAGCAGAAGAATAGGCAAGTAAGTTAAGTAAATAGCAGGCTTAGCTTCAAGAATATGAAAAGAACTTAGAAGCTATAAAGAAAGCAGCTCAAGGCACTGAAGGTCTTTAGAATTTAAGAAAAGCTCTTGCTCAAATACAAGGTGTTGACATTTCCGAGATTCCCGAAGATTTAAGTGATATCGAGCATCTTTTAGATAATATTGAACGCGAAAAGATAAAAGAACTTGCCGCTGGGATGACTAAATTCCGTGAATCAACTGATCGAGCAGGCGATACGGTCGTCAAAACCATGGGCAAAGGTACAGAAGAGATTAATAAGCAGAAAGATAGTATAGACTCTCTTGACGATCAAGTTAAATCTCTTCAAAGTTCCTTCCTTAACTTCTTCTCTCTTACAAATGGTTGGTCGCTCTTACAGCGTGCTATAAAAAATGCTTACGCTACGGTTAAAGAACTCGATGCGTCCATGACAGAGATTGCGGTCGTATCTGAATATACAATCGATGATATTTGGGCAATGAGAGGTAAATACTCTGATGCCGCTACCGAAATGGGAGCAAAGACGATAGACCTCGTTGACGCTACGAAACTCTTAGTTCAGCAAGGGATGTCCTTGAACCAGTCACTTGAGACTGGTATTGAAGTCACGAAGATGGCGCGTATTGCTAATTTAAGTGGTGCAGATGCTACTAACCTTATGACGGCATAGCTTCGTGGATTCAATATGGAAATGTCTGAAGCTAATCGAGTTAGTGATGTTTTCTCAAACTTAGCTGCAAAAACATAGGCAGACACTGAAGAAATTGCGATAGCGCTTTCAAAGACTGCTTCAATTGCTAATAGTGCTGGGGCATCCTTTGAGAATACGTCAGCATTCCTTACACAAATAGTGGAGACCACGAGAGAGGCACCGGAAACTGCCGGTACTGCTCTTAAAACGATTATCGCACGTTTCCAAGAATTAAAGAAGCCAATGAGTGAGATTGGCGAAGTTGAAGGTGAAGTTGTTGATGCAAATGCTATTGAAACCGCACTTAAGACTGCTGGCGTTGCTCTTCGTAATGCAAATGGAGAATTTAGGAATTTCGATGATGTAATTCTTGAGCTTTCATCAAAATGGGAAAGTCTGGACGTAATGACTCAACGGTATATATAGACAACTTAGGCAGGCAGCCGGCTGAGAAATGCTAACCGGCTCCAACTCACCGCCTAATAAAAATAAAAGAAATCAAAAATTGGGTGAACTGCGGGAAACTCCTTAGAGCTTCTAACACCAAACAGGAATAGCAATATGTCCTGCGGCGAGAGTAACTAACTCGGTATGGTAAAAGATAGAAGATTGGACAATCCGCAACCAAGTTACTTATGGACTATATTCCTTCAATATAAATAATTGGAGGTATAATATGTTTAAAAAAATTTTTATCGATGGAGAAGAAACGACTTACAGAATTTATGATAATGGACAAGTTATGAATGAAAAAACAGGACATTATTATAAGGGAACAATTAGAAATGGTTATAGATGGTTTGATTTAAGGTGGAATGATAAAAAATATTAGCGTAGCCAACATCGTTTAATGGCAGAGGCGTTCATTCCTAATTCAAATAATCTTGAGTATGTTCATCATCTTAACAATGATAGACTTGATAATCGAATAGAAAATTTATAGTGGGTCACAGCAGCTGAAAATAATTTAGCCGAGAATAAAAGTTAGCCTACTAAAGACCATAAAGATTATCAAGAATATGATGAAGCACTTGAAGAATGGAGAACTTATAAAGATACTATTTATATGGTTTCTAATTTCGGTCGTGTTAAAAATAGTGTAAGAGACACTATTCTACAAGGAAAAATTACGAATGCTGGTTATCGAGAATATTGTTTAAGAATAGATGGTAAAAAGAAATCTATTCGAGGACATATATTAGTATGGGACGTTTGGGTTGGAACCGAACGTATGGTCATAAATCATATTAATGGTAATAAACTTGATAATCGGTTAACCAATCTTGAGAATGTTACTAATCAAGAAAATGTTCTTAAAGCTATCTATGAGACAAAGACTCTTAGATTCAAAAGAACAGCTTGCTACGATAAAGAAGGAAATTTAGTCCAAATATTTATGAATAATGCAGATGCGGCACGTCATATGGGTGTTAGACCGCAATCCATTCAATAGGCAATTGCAAAAGGATGGTGCAGTTGTGGCTATTTTTGGAAAAATTTAGAAGAATAAATATTAGAATAAGTAAAAGGCTCAACGACTAATTTGTAGGAGAATAAAATCTCCGAAGTGCCCAACCCGCAATTGCGGTGAAGATATAGTCTGGCGAATAGAGAAATTTATTCGGTTAAACGAGCAGTCCCGTTTCTTAGCTCTTATGAGCAATAATGAACGTCTCACAGAACTTGTTGGATATGCAAATAATGCGGCTGGAGCTTCTAATCAGCAATATGAGAAAACACTTGAATCTTTAGAAGCTAAGATTAATAACCTTAATAATGCAATGGACATCTTCTGGACAAACCTTGCAAATAGTGATGTTATTAAAGGGGCAATTGATTTACTCACAAAATTACTTAATGCAATAAATGGAATAACAAATGGATTAACACAAAGTTCTAATAAAGCAGCCAACTTTATGGGCACTCTTGCTCAGTTAGGGATTGTTGTAGCGGGATTCGCAGGCGGCAAGAAGATACTGAAAGGTGGAGTTGAAAAAATAGGTGGTTGGTTCCTTGGTCAAGGTAAAACTAAAGCTGATGTTGCTGGAGTTGAAGATGGTGGGGCTTATCAAGAAGGCTTTGTGAGTGGCTTTAAAAAGAAAGGCGGCATTCTTGGAATATTTAAAGAATAGAAAGAGAATATTAGCACTTTCTTAAAAGATGCTAAAAAGTTTGGTCAAGATTTTTAGACAGCTTGGAAGCAGGGTGTTTATAGTAAAAGAGACTTTTCTGAAGGAACTAATGCACTTTTTGAGAAGTAGAATGCAATAAAAGAATAGCAGGGAGAAGATTCTCAGTAGTATAAAGATTAGCTTAAACTGGCTGAAGATGCTGGTAATAAAGAACTTGGTCTTAATGGTGGTAGTATAAAGGCAGCAACTATTCTTAAAGGGCTTTTTGGTGGTAAGGAATCTCGTGCCGCGGCTGTAAAAGGTTTGGGCATGGAAAATATGCTTACCGGTAAAGTCATGACAGCTCTTCCTTTAGGTTATGCTGCAATTGCTGCTGCTGTTACAGTTGGCGCTGCAAAGGCTTGGGATTAGCTTGAAGTCACTACGGATGAAAAGTTAGAAGAAGTAGGGAAGACAATAGACCAATTCCAAGATAGTATTTCTCAAGCTAATGAAAAAATAACTGATTTAAAATCCAGCCGTTCTACACTTCAAGGCTTAAATGATGATTTTAATTCTCTTGTAAAAGGTAGCACAGAATGGAAAGAGAAACTTGTAGAAGTCAATCAGCAGGTTCTTAGTTTAATTAATAAATACCCTGAATTGGCACAATATATTGAAAGAGGTTCTCAAGGACAAATGACCATTTCTGAACAAGGATGGAATAAGGTACTTGAAGAACAAATAAAGTTAAATTCAATACAACAAACTGCACTTGAAAGTTAGAGAGCACAACAGTATAGTCTTAATAATCAAAAGTATGCTGAGGCTTAGATGCTTTAGGGCGGAAAGGGTGATAGAAGTTAGACTGTTGTTGGTGTTGATTCTCTTGCTGGCGCCGCGGGATTATAGACTGCTGCATTTATCAACCCTATTGTAGGAACTATTATTGCAGGATTCGCCGTTGGAGATATTATTGCAAAACTTGTTTCCGGTAAAACTTTAACAGGACGAATTGCTGAGGCTGCTGATAAAGCTAATGCTGGAGCATCTACCAAGCAATATCAGACCATGTTAGAAAATATGGGTGAAAAAGGACTGGGACTTCAAGATGTAGAAGCCCTTCGTAAAGAGTTCCAGAAAGTTACGGAAGGAACTGGCAACTTTGCTATCTTCTATAATAATCTAAGAGCTATGGGTGACAATCTCGAAACAGTAACTAAAGAGTCTTATGCAAATAAACTTTAGCAAGAAGGTCAAAGACAAGCAATTCTTTCTAATATAATAGCTAATAATGAGTATCTTTCTGCTCAAGATAAATTGATTAGTTAGATGGAAGGTGCGGCAAAACGTTTAGTCAATGTAGATGTTGATGAAAAGACTCTCGAAAAGACTCTTGGTGCTGATCTCTATAAATCTGAAGATGGAAAAATCAAAGATGCTTTAAAGAGAGAATACGCTTCTATAATGAGTATGACCATTGATGAAGTAAATGCTAAACTTAATGATAAGAGTTTAAGCGAAGACACTATGGCACGAGTTATTTATGCGAAGAGACAAGAAAATGACCTTGCCGCGAACATGAAAAAGACAGCCGATACATTAAATCAACTTAAAAAATCTACTGATAAAATAAATTATAATATAGCTAAGAATATCCTTGGAAATGAAGGGCTTGATTTAACTGCGGGTCAGATTTAGACATTAGAACAGCTTGGCGAATTATCAGAAGAGACTGTTAATAAGTTCTTTGAGGCTATGGGTATTAGTGTTGAAGATTTGGGAACAACAGTCGAAACTGTTATTAAAAACGTGCAGAAAGCTCAAGAAGCTGACAGTGGTATTCTTGATAGAGCCGAAAAACTTGGTGTTAAAACGCAAATGGAAGCTGCAAAGAATAGCTTTGCCAAATAGTTCCCTAATATGTCTGTCGGTACTTAGTTGAACTTACAGAATTAGATACTCAATGCTTATGAAAATAATGGTGCAGATTTAAATAAAGCATCAGAAGTTATAGGTAGTATAATTAATGATATTATCTCTGATTAGGCTGGATTATCTCAAGAAGAACAGTCTCAGGCGCTTGCTCTTATAAAAGAGGATAGTTTAACCACTGTTACTGGTATTCAAAATTTGAATTCTGGTTTAAAAGCTATGGGTATTCAGACAGAATTAACTGTAGCTGATATTGTTGCCGCGACAAGAGCATTGAATGATGTTAATCTTTCCAGTGTTTTGGATACTATAATTGAAGTTCAAACGGCTATTGAAAAAACTACTTCTGGACAACAATGGTATGATGAAAAACAGGCACAAGAGTTAGGGTTAGATTCTTCTAATAGTTATACAAAGAAAGTAGGTGGGGAAACAAGAGTTTATTATACTGGTAATAAAACTCCTATGGAGTTACAAGAACAATATCGTAAAAATGAAGGATTCTTATCTACCATACTTGATAATTATAATAATTAGCAAGGTATATTAGATGCTTAGGAGAATGAGTGGGCAAGATTAAGAAAACAAGCCTCTGAATCTGGTGGCAAGGCTTTAAGTTTATCTTCTCCTCAAATTTATAGCGGACAATAGAAAGAATTTTGGAATTATCAAAGTTTAGTAGAATATTAGAATGTAGCAATGCAACAATAGGAAAAAGAAAATCCGTCTATTTATGCTTAGAAAGATAATAAATATTTGATTAATAATACTCGCAAATATCTTACTGACCTTTTTGGAGAAGAAGTATTAACATCAGATTATTGGTTAAAAAATTATTCTTTAACAATAGGCGAAGAAGATTATTCTGATGATTTTATAGCGAGACTTCTTTATGCACGTGAAAATTTATTCCCCTTATTAGGAGAGCAAACTATAACTAATCCAATATGGCAGCAATATGAGCAAGATACCGCATAGGCTGAATAGGCAGCTTCTGCTTATCAAACGGCAAAAGAAAATTTTGAAGCTCAAAAAGAAAGTTTTACACAGTAGGTTCAGGGGAATCCACTTAGTTACACTTATTCATTAATTAGTTCTGGAAAATATGATCAATATGAAAACTTTTCAAATGAGTTCTATAAACATCTACTCTCATCTGCTGACTCTGCCGGTATTTCACAAGAATTACAGTAGCAACTAAGAGAAGCTATTAATAAAAGTGAACCGATTGATACAAACTTAGTTAATAATATCATTGAAGCAATTGATGAAAAAGAGGCGGCTTAGAAGTTAGGTGATAAACTTTCTTCCATTGCTTCTAAGGTTGACATAGTTGATAAAATAACAGATACTACTGTAAAAGAAAACTATATGAGTTCAATTGTTGACTCTTTCTTTGGATTAAATTCTGCTAACTTTAAAGCTAATAAAGAAAAAATTAAAATTGCTTTTGAAAATCTTAGAGCTGCGGCTGAAGGTGGATATAAGAACTTTGTTGAAGCTGTAAGATTAAGTCTTGGAAGTGATACCGCTTATATTGATGATAATGGTATAATTTTAGATTCTGGCACAAATATTGCTAATGCTATTTTTAATGCAAAAGCCCAAAGCATGGTTGAGGCTACTCAAGTTGCAGGTAAAGATATACAAATAGGACAATATATTATTGATGAAGCAGGAGTAATTACAAAAGTCATAGCTGAAAATCTTGCACAGTATACAAGTTCTAAAGCACAATTTGGTGTGGCAAGTGTAAGAGATCAATAGAATTTCTTACAGCTTTTAACAGATTCAGGCATAGGGAATCAAGAGTCCAAATGGGAAGCCTCTTACGACTGGCTCTATAACCTCACTAAGAAAATGAATAAAGAACTCCGTGAGCGCAATAAGTTGGAGAAAGAAGAAAATAATATTCTCGATGCTCGTATCACAACTGTTGCGGATTTACTGGATAATATTAATGAGCAGAAGCAGTCGTTGTTACAATCATTATCTTATGAGAATGAAAGATATACGAAGAGACAGAGAGAGTTGGCTCATGCAAATAAAACTGCACAAAACAAAGGTATAAGTCAATATGTTTGGATGGACAAAAATAATACTGTTCAAATTAACTATGATGAAATACGCGAAGTTACTGATTCTGCAAAGGGTTAGCTTATTCAACAAATGGTTGAAGAATATGAATTCTTACAGTCAGAATTTGAAAACATTGAAGATAATCAAGACGAATATACTTCAGCATTAAAAGAAATTAAGACCAAGTATTTACAGGATAGCATCACCCTTGAAAATGAACTTATTGAAGCCATTCACACAGATAGACAGAAGCAGATTGACAAGTTAAGCGAAATTAATTCTTCTATTAATGATGCCAATAGTCGCATGATGGATAAGATTTCTCAAGGCGTTACAGATATAAGAAATGCAAGAGAAGATGACAAGAGTCTTAAGAATATTCAAGAAATGGAACAAAGACTTGCACTTCTTCGTACAGATACATCCGGCGCTAATGCTCTTGAAATTCTTTCTCTTGAAGAACAATTGAATGATGCTCGTACTTCCTATGCCGATACCCAAGTTGACCGCGCAATTGATGAAATGACAAGACAGAATGATGAAGCTGCTCAACAGAGAGAATGGCAGATTCAGTTGTTAGAGGATCAGTTAGAGGCGGATAGAGAATATGGAGTTCTGGCAGCGCAAGCTAACGAACTGATTAGAGCTGCGCTTATGGATGGCAGTGAGTCTTAGGCGAATACAATTAAGGAAATTCTGAATAAAGCAAGTGATAGTCAGTCACTTGGATACTATGGACAGCAGGATTTCTTTGATACCATGCAGGACAAGGTTGTTAAGGGAATTGCAGGGGCTGTATTGAGTGCTTCACCTAAATATGGTCAGACGGTTAATTTTATTGATAAGAATGGCAATTTAATAGAAAATGGAATTGCTCAAGCTGATGGCTCTGTATTTGCAGGCGGTAAATATTACACCAACGTCTTTGGTTTTGAAGATAGTACAGGCAACTTCTCTTATATGCAGCATCAGAGCGGTAAAGCATTAAACCAAGGTGATTGGGAACAGTAGACTGGATTAAAAGCTAATACTGGAAAAGTTGATTTAGTTAAAGTTTCAGAAAGTACCCTTAATGAAGTTAAGGATATTAGAAATATATTATATAAAAATTATGAAAAAGAACAGAAAATACAAGAAGCAAATAAAATTATAGATAATTTTGCAAAGAGTACTACTGGTTCACCTAATGGACGTTAGGGTAATGCAATAATTGCTTTAAGAAAAATTTTTGACACAGATGCTGAAATAGTTTCGTACTTAAAAAATTCTGGTCTTTCAGATGAGCAATTAAATCTTTTCTTATCTATTATAAACAGCTTAAATAGCAATAATAATAATTCTTCTAATAGAACGGGCAGTAGTATTACAGGAAGACCAAATGGTATTTGGGGTGTACTACAGCGTGTACTACAGCGTGTACTACAGCTTAAGTATGCCACCGGTGGTCTTAATACCACTACCGGTCCCGCATGGCTCGACGGAACGAAAACTGCGCCAGAATACGTCCTCAATGCTGAACAAACTAAAGCCTTCCTCTCTCTTGTTAATTCTCTCACATCCTATTCTGCTACTTCAACACCTCTTGGCAATAATTACTACAATGTTCAGATTGAAGTTGACCAATTAGCCAACGATTATGATGTTGAACAACTCATGAATAAGATGAAGCGCGTAATTGCTGATGACGCACTTTATCGTAACGTTAACGCAGTAGACTTAGGTAGGAGGTAAAACCTATGAATCCAAATGCAACCATAGATCGTGACGCCTTCACTGGTTTTACATTTGGACAATATCATAGCTCTCAGTTTAATATACTTCGCGTGAGCGGAGGATCTCGTTATGATGACGAGGTTCTCCCCTCGGCGAAGGACACAACTATCTCAGTAGCTGGAGCCGATGGGTTGTTCTATGTAAATAGTACAAAAAGTGAAAGAACGTTTAATTTACAATTTGCTTATGACCGTTTGAGAGAAGAGGATATTCTAAATATTAGAGAATGGCTCTCTTCTCAAATTGAACAAAAATTAATTTTTGATGAAAGACCTTATAAATATTATTGGGCAAAAGTGACTGGCGCGCCGAAGTTCACATATATTTGCTTTGATGATATGGAAGACCCGAATAAAAGGGTATATAAAGGTGAAGGTACAGTAACATTCACCTGTTATTATCCTTATGCTAAAAGTATTGCACTTTACCAAGATAAGACTGTACTTCCTACTATTGATTTTGCTCAATGGAAAGATGTCCTTCCTGTCGCGGCACCGAGTGCAACTTCAATCGCCAATTATGGGCAACTTCCTATGCCGTTTCAGGTTCTATTCTCTGTAAGTTCAACAGAATATCCAGATGGAACTGATTATGACAATATTAGAGGTTCTCTCAGTCTTTCAACCAATACAAAGAAATAGATATATTTTCAGTCTTTGTCCAAAAACTTTGATTATATCTATGACTCTGACCTTCACCTTATTCTTTCAATAGGAAGTGATAAGGTTGCAGAGAAAAAGCTCGCTAATTTCACTTATAGTCAGATGGAATAGAAAAATGGAATTATCCTTGCAGGCGATTTCTTCTCTGTTCCAGTAGGCGATAAAGAATAGACTCTTGTCTCTTACGGCTTAACTATTCACGACATTTCCTACAAATATATCTATTATTAAGGGGTGAAAAGGAGTGGCAGAGTTAAACTCAAAGTATGAGTTATCTGTCTGGACTGATTGGACTAAAGGAACAAGTACAGATAACCCTCTCGGCTATTTAAACGAAGAAAAAGTAGCTGTGATAGGTGCAGATACAATGCACACAAAAATTAGTGCCTTTGATATTAACTATAAGGAAAATATTAATGGCGAAAAAACTCTGACATTTAGCCTTCCCGCGAAGTATAGAAATGAAGAGGGGATTCTTCTCGACAATCCCCTCTTGAAGTTCTTAACCAGTGAAAGGAAGGTGAAATTAAGAGATGGTGATTATGAATTACCGTCCGAGGATATTAATGAAATTGCATCTTTTATGGCAAGCGAAGATGAAAATAAGATTTGGACGGATTTCATAATTAAAGAAATTCAAGAAGATAGTACTAAATGGATTAATACCTATACGTGCAAGGAGCTTCATGTAAATGAATTAGGTAAAAATGGATATTCAGTACTGCTTGATGATTCTCTTGGCAATAACTATGGGACATTACAACAACTGTCAGAATAGATTCTCGATGGCAGTGGCTGGCAAACTAAGGTTAATGGCATTTATTATGAAAGAGTAAATGAACCTTTATTTGAGTTTACCCTTAAAGCGCCAGTTAATCTAAAAGGTTTGGGGAAAGCGAATGATATTTCTCTCACTACCGATACTCGTTGTTACACATTCTATTCACAAGTCGAGTATGATAATGGCTGGAAGTTTAAGAGTGGCTTAGAGAACATTCAGATTATCTACTCTAAAACGGCATTACAATACGATGATCAGTACATAGTTGTTGACGATGAAGATATAAACTATAACGTAAAGGCTTCAGACATTATCCTTGCTTCTCCATTAATATAGACAGGTGCAGGTAATGATGTTATTGGTGTGGCTATTCAAGGCGGCAAGTTTGTTGATAGTCAGCTGTCTATTTATGAACCTGTCGCAGATAAGCAGGTTCTCGTTTATAAAAAGAATGATAAGGACATTTACGTCTATGCCGATACATAGTTCCTTAAGCCTACTATGGTTCGCAATTTACTGGCGAATTAGAGTGACTTTGTAAATACTTCTGCTTGGACATCCTCGCCTGAAAGTAACCGGGTAGTTCTTGCAACTTATCCTATTCTTACAAAGGATGAGATTGATAAGTTATTAACGACTAATGAGGGTAAGATTGAAGCTACTAACTATCTGGTACCGGGTGAAACTGGTCAGATTCTCTATAATGAAGGACTTCGCGCAAATAATGTAGAACTCGTTGGCGGTAATAAGTTTGGCTTCCGGTTAACGACTATTCCTTCTATCTATAATAAGGAGAAGGGCGAATGGGAAGCCGCGGAATCTGAAAATGGTTCTTGGACTGTTGATTTTGGCTATTTGGATAAAGAAAAGAACTTCATTTCTGTTTCTTCTCTTGAATCAACTACACTTTTAGACAAGTCTGGTAATGCCGTCACAGGTACATTTACTATCGATGGCACGAAAGTTACAAACTATGATAAGACAGTCCATGAGCCTGTTCTTAAACTTACTTGTTCCGTCTCTGGAGCTGATTAGGACGGCAATTTCAAACCTGATATAATCTGTCCTCTTATTAAAGAAATTTCACTCTTCAACTATTATGAACAGGAGATTACAGAGGATGGCACAACTCGCAAGTATATCGTGACTCCCGGTGAAACTCCTGAAGTTAATCCCACAGTAACTTATCATGCTTACCAAGTGGAATATTCCTCTGACGGAAAAACAATGAAACAATTAGCTACTTGGAAAGACGATGAAGAAGTGCCGACATCCATTGGAACTCCCGTTATGAATGACTACGCAGCCATTCGTCATATAAATGTAAAAGAGAGCAATTACTTCAATAATGTAAGTGATTTAGCTGAACTCTTTGGTTGGTGGATTAGTTTTGAAGTGCTCCATGAGAAGAGTGGTAAAATACTGTATAGAGATGGAGCGCCGCAAAAAGTTGTTCATTATTCACGTTATCACGGCAATGATTACCTTAATAATGCTGGATTCCATTATGGTATTAATGAGAAATCAATTCAAAGGAATAATGATAGCAAATCTCTTGTAACAAAACTAATTGTCAAGGATAACTCTAATGAATACGCGGAAAACGGCATTTGCTCAATTCGTGCAGCTCAGTCCAATCCCACTGGCGATAGTAATATATATAACTTTACTTATTATATTAATCAAGGACTTTTAAGACAAGGAGAAGTTCTTGATGACCTATATGGTGTTTAGGGTGGATTCAATTATTATAATAAAATTCACTCTATCATGGAGAAGTACAAGCCTCTTGAAGGACGCCTTATTGCAGCAGAAGGTGCACTTGCTTAGACTGAATCCGGTATACAATTAAGTAATGAGACAATTACCGCGGGTCAAAGTCAGTTAGAGCAATTAAAGCATAACTATGAATACTATTATCAGCAGAATCAAAAATATGGAGCAGTTCAAGAGGTTGATGCTTCCGGACAACCTGTTTTTGATGAAAATAATAAGCCAGTTTATGTAAAGGATGCAGATGGAAATATTATCTATCATCCTGACCAAGCACCGAAATGTGTTTAGGTTGCGGCTTCAATTTCAGTAGTTTGTGCTCAGATCAATCAATAGAAAAGCGATAAAGCGGAATATGAAAAACAGATAAAATATTATAATGAACTCATTTATGGTAAGCAAATAAGTGATTCAACTGACCAAAGCTATAAAGGTATGTACTATCCGAAAGGAATAACTTTACCTGAATATAGTTCTTGGGGTTGGCTCAAGGATTACAATGCAGAATCTGATTCTTTTACTTCTTTACCGACAGATGAAGAGAAGCTGGAGTCTGGGCCTCTTGTCATTTCAGTTGAGGCTTATCGTCGTATAAAACAAAAGTACGATGCTTAGTTCTATGCTAAGTATTCTCGTTATATTCAAGAAGGTACTTGGAGTGATGAATCATATATTGACTCTGAACTCTACTATTTAGATGCGAAGAAAGTGTCTGACCAGAATGCTTATCCTAAGACTACGTACACTATTTCCGTAGTTGATGTAAGTTGTGTTGATAAATATGCGGCTTATAAATATAGAGTCGGTGACCGCACATATATTGAAGATACAGAGTTCTTTGGTTATCAAGCGGTTCCGGGTTATGTGGATTTACTCACTCCAGTCAAGAAAGAAGTTATTGTTAGTGAAAGATCAAGAATGCTTGATGATCCTTCTCGTTCTACAATAACTATCAAGACTTATAAAAATCAATATGAAGATCTTTTCTCTAAGATAACAGCTACTACTCAGTCTTTACAAAGTGCAAGTGGAGGTTATCAGAGGGCGGCAAATGTAGTTCAGCCTGACGGTTCTATTCGTATTGATTCTCTTGCCGATGCTTTCAATGACAATGCTTGGACAATTGCGGCGAGTGCTACTAACCAATATGTTGAATGGGATAGTGGCAGTGGTATTACAATTACTGATTTGAAGAATGCCCTCGCAAAACTTCGCATCACTTCTAATGGTCTTTCAATGACTATTGATGGCGGTGAAACTTGGATTAATGGTATAACGGCAAATGGTATCAATACAACCGCACTTCTCGCTGGCACAATCACTACTGATCAGATTAAAATTGCTTCACCCTCTCGCGGCACTGCTGCATTTAACTGGGTCGAAGATGGTTTAAGTGCAATCTCAAGAGATGGCGCTAATAAGTATGTACGCTTTAATGAATATGGACTCTTTGGCACAACTTCTGGTTATAACTTAGATGAACTTTTAAGATAGGCTGAAGCAGAAGGAAAAAGTGAAGATTATATCCTTAACCTTATAAAGGAAAATAGTAACTTTTCCTTAACTTGGAATGGGATGTCACTTTCTTATCAAGATAATTCCCTTTCTCTTTCATAGCTGAACGGTCTTGAAATCTTCCCCGGATGGCTATTCAAGAAAGAGGAAATACTCGATTAGAATGGTGAACCTACTGGTGTCTTTAAAGATATTGATGCCTTCGATCCTTCTGGAAATCGTTATCAAGAAGATGATAAAATTCCTGTCCTTTCAGTGGGTCGCTATTATACAACTATTACAAATGACGACGGAACAACTTCAGGAGCAATTCGTTATGGAATGATTATGCGGAATGCCAAGGGTGAAATTACTTTTGAAGTTAATGAAGAAGGTTCTCTCTCACTTAGCGATGCAACATTTACCGGTAAGATCCATGCACAAGAGGGTGATATCACTGGTAAACTTTTAATTGGTGTAGAAGATACAACCGCAGGAATTTCCGGTACCGGTGAATATGCTTTTTGGGCTGGTAGTGAGTCTTAGGCAACTGCACCGTTCTCAGTTACACATAATGGACATTTGGTCGCAAGTGATACTTTGATTTCTGGTATAATCAATGCCGATGGAGGTTCATTCAAAGACGGCACAATAGAAAACGCTATAATCTCGAATGCAATCATAAGTCAGACGAGATTTGACGAAAATGATTTCATAAGTTATATTGGCAAAAAAGAGGACAGAGAGGCATATATTAATATCAATGATTCCTTCTTAGTTAAGGGTCAAGGTGATATTTATGGCGAAATCCTCTATTTAGAAAGAAATGAATAGTGGTTAAATGCCACAACAGAACCCAAATCAGATGAGTATAATATAGTTATTGGTCAGGGTGAAGATGTTCTTCTCATCTATGATCCTCGTACAGAGAAAGATTAGAAGAAGGAACTATTTAAAGTTAGCGATGATGGTAATGTCTTTATCGGTGGCAATCTCTCTATACCTACAACAACTGTTCGTGACCGCATTACACTTGGCGACGAGGAGCATTCTATCATCCTCGAAAAGACAACGGAAGGGGCGAGCATTCATACATCTGATTATACATCTTCAGTTCTTGGAGCAGGATGGAACATAGATTCAGATGGAACCGCAACATTTAACAATGCAATTATTCGTGGCACTTTATCTTCTGTTGTATTTGAGTATAATAAAGTTTCAGCGGTTGGCGGCAATTTACTCATAACTCCAAGTATAGTTCTTACTTCCGATATACCGATTACTTCTGGCACTGCTGATCTTAGTGCGATCCTCAATGCTGACATAGAACAGAAGGAAATTTGGTCAAAGGTTGACAAGGTTAAGATAGGGGATTATGATGAAGATTACACTCTTACTTATTCAAATGATGTCTTTACTCTTTACACTGGCACTGCTCTTGGTACAGTACTTAGAAAAGGCACTTCTATCGTAAGCCGTTCAACTCAGACCAATTCAATGCTTCTCACTGCTCAGTCTTCAGGCGGCCCTCGCATAGAGATGACCTATGCCGGCACTGGTGCAAATAAGGTTGTTATTGGAAATCTTGAAGGAGTCGCTGATTCTAATTCCTACTTCTCTGGTATGGATTTAGGATATGGACTTTATGCAGACAATGCCTTTTTAACTGGAAAGCTCTATCTTCCCAATGCGGGTATTACAAATGAAGGAGATTCTTCTACTTCTATTCGTTTCTGGGCTGGTGCAGTACCTGATTCTAAGGAAGATGCTCCTTTCAGAGTTCTTCAAGATGGCACTCTTTATGCAAGTCAAGGTATTTTCTCTGGCGTGGTTCAGGCAACAAATAGTACATTTAGTGGTCTTATCACTGCTTCAGGTATTTAGTTACTGGATACGAATAAGGAGACAGTAGATGAGAACGAAGGTCACTTCTTCATAAGTCTTTGTAATACTGCATCTGACGGTTCTCTCGTGAACAGTCCAAACAATTATATCGCGGACTTTGATCAGTATGGCTTAAATCTCTGGAAAGGAAGTCTGAGTATCTTCTCTGATACTTACTCAGGCACTCCCTATTACATTAACTGGGCGAATGCTGATCAGGCTTTTGAAACTCACTATCCTTTTTCTGATACTCCCTTCCCGTCCCTTACATTTGTGGATGAAGAAGGTCAAGTGCCGCATCTCTCTTCTACTGGTCTTTCGACTTGGTTACGCGAAGATAACGAAATAAGTGGTATTAAATTCTTTAAAACTTCAATTAGCTTTAATAAAGTTTCTCCCAGTAAACCTACTTCTTATTTAGAGTGTGATAAAACTCTTTGGAATTCTGAACAGGGCAAAATTTCTTTAGAGGATAATAAATTAAACATTGACGCATCTGATGTTGAGCTTGTGAAATCGACTGAAGGTTCTGTTGTATCGATAAATAGAGACACGCAGGTAACATCAATAAATGGTGATCTCAAAATGGGCAATATACAAATTGAATCCATTTCTGAAGGTCTAATCTTTAATTATATAGGAGATGAATAATAATGGCAGATAAATTAGCACTGGCATTGGATAACGGCTATCGCTTAACCTCTGTCAAAAAGGATGGAAATAGTTATACTGGATTTGGCTATTACGGCTATAATATTACTACTTATTTCAGTGTTTATTATTCCGCAGTTAGAAAACCAAATAATCCTAATATTGTTCTTCTCAGTATTGACCCGTGTCTTCGCATGGCAAGCAGCTGTTCTAATGGGGCTGCTTGCTATGCCCTACCCTCTACACTTTATCCGGACATACAAACCGTACCGGAAGTGAATACCTATGAAAATGGTTATTGGGGATTTCTTCGTTCTAATACAGCAACTTCAATGGTTAAGACAAATGGATGGTTTTATTTATTTGGAAGTCAGGCAGATAATTAGACAGCAAGACAAGATGGGGTTTATTGGACAACACTGGAAGTTCCGGTAGACTCGAACACAACAACTTGCACCTACGACTTCTTTTTCAATAACTCACTTGGAAAAGGTAATGGTTATTAGCATATATATAATACAAATTCTTATGGCGCACGTTATAATAGAATGAGGTTCCAGTTTGAGGTTCCTCTTGGCTATGGAAATAATGGCGGCATTGAAAGTATCAGTCACGAAAAAAGTACTTCTGGAGGTACTTTAAGTTGGACTCAAACAATTGGACAGATGAATTCTGTTTCCTATGAAGTTCAAGTGGAACATGGCGGGGCTTGGTATACGTTAGGAACAAATATTATCTCTACCGGTTCTTCTCATTCGTTCACTTACACTTATGCTGATATCAGTGCCGTTTTAGGAGCAGATGTAAAGTGGAATACATATAGACTTCGCATTATAGGCAGAAATACCTATCCCGCAAATACAACCTATTATGGTTATTCTGATACTCTTTCACAATGGGAACCTCTTGTTCTTAGTTATATGATTAGTGCAAGTGAAGAAAACGGAAGAGTAGGTTTTGGTTCTACACTTCAGCTCATGCCGACAGGAGGAAAGGAAGGTGCAACCTATCAATATGAAGTCGTTTGCAGTAGAACAAATGAATTTGTAACTCCTGTATTTACTTCTTCCACTGATACAACTTATAATTATACAGTTCCTATAATAGACAGTAACGGTAATGCACTTGTAGGTTATACTCCTTCTGTACCATTCCGCCTTACAATTTCAGATGGTTATGATACTGTTCAGGAATTTCTCTATCTTGAATTAGGGGTATCAATTAAGAATGAAATTACTGATATACCAACAAAATTTAGTCAAGGAAGTACAATCAGAATTGAAGCATAGAAGATAGATGAAAAAGTGCTTAATTATACTTCCTTCGACTCTACCGTGGAAGTCTATGCAGAAGTAAGTGGAACTCAATCGCTCTTAACTACAACAACCACTCCTACCGCTCTTCCTCTTGGCGCGTTGCTTTATTCAAAATATGGCAATATTACAGAGAATCAATAGGTTAAAATTACTGTTTACTCAACTTCACAAGTTTATTCTGCGGTCTCAGATACGCATACTTTTACAATTACACCTTTTGCAATACAAACTACTTTAGCTTGTGCCGCGAATCAGATGTTCTCTAATAATCAAAGCATCGGACCTTGGTTCTTAACGCCAACGAGTACAGATCCGTTTGTTGGCGAAACTTTTCAAACTATCTTGACAACGACTGACTCTTCCGCCTATTCCTTCACATTTCAACAAAAGAAGTTAGGCGCAGGTGAAAATGAATGGACAGATGTTTCTTTAAGCAAAGCTAATTCAATTCAATAGGTTGATGGTAATGGCTCATCCTTAACTCTTATAAATACCAATACCTGTCCTGCTTCTCAAAGTGGTTCGATAATTACAATTACTTGGAAAACTTCAATTATTGCAGCTTTACTTACGGGTGTTGAAATGCGTGCAAAGATTACTCCTTCTTATTTGAGTAATCCAATTATAAAGAAGTTTACTTGGTCAGGACTTAATTCTTCTTTAATTTGCGCACTTGATATTAAGACTTTAACTGCGAAGTCTTGGAGTCCTTCTTCTGTTTCTTTTCTTGATTCTAACAATGCCGTCATAAGTAATGAGATTCAGTCTAAAGCAGTAATTAATTACAGTAATACTCAAGGGCTTATTACAGGAAATACTACTTGGGGAGTTTATTCTATTGACTGGGGTACAGATGAAAACTTTAAATAGACAAGCATGGGTGAAATTCTTCAGATAGCACAAACACTTGCTTCTGATACAAAGGGAAGAGAGTTCGAGTTAAGTATAAAGAATTCCTACACTTTAACTTCTGGTACACTCACCTCTGTAACTTCTAATTTTCTTATAGATTCTTCGTCTTGGGCATCGGGTCTTTTCATTGACTTAACCTACGGTTTAAAGAAAGACTTTGTTCTTGAATTTAACTATGCACCTATTGTTTATACTTCTGATAAAACTTAGACGATTTTAATACAATGTAAAACTCTAACATTTTCCTCTTTTACTTTTAATACATTTTCTAAACCTTATGATTTAACAGTTAGTAATATTCGACGTGGAGAAGGTGATTCTTAATGGCAATTTTTATAAATGAGTTTAGTACAAATCAAACATTTCTTCAAAACAATTTCATTGAGTTGAATCTTTCCGCAGAAGATTATTCATAGAGTGATTTAATCTTCCAATATCGTTTTCTTTACTCACCTCTTTCATGTGTTGAATCTGGCGGTATTGCTTCTTATGAAGATACTTGGACAGTTACGAGTTGGGAGAAAGCGAAATTATTAACAGGTACAACTTATCGCTTATTACTTCCCTCTTTTGGTTCTGATTGTGCTTTCAAAATAGAGATAAGGGCTTTGGATGAAAAAGAGAACCTTTATTCTGATTCGTCTTATTCTGCGATATTCTTCAGTTTTTATAATGTCCTTCCTACTTTTTCTTTAAGCTCGGTTCGTATAAATGCTGATGAAACAGCGGTTGCTACATATTCCATTGAGGATTACGGCTTAATTAAACCTGTTAATTCTGGGTATTCTAAAACGGCAAGTGATTCCTATCTGGCTTCAGTTCTTGCGAGTTTTGAAGCATCTAATTCATCTCTTACTGTAACACTTAATTGCGGCGATAGAGTGAATGATAGTTTAGATATAAAGAAAACCTATGTGTCTGATGACCACATTTTTACTAACTGGCTTCCTTACTCTTCCAACGGCGTAATAAACTCCTATACTAATAAAGCATTCAGTTTTACCATCGATAATACAATCTCTTCCACTTTTTATCAGCTTAAGTTAAATCTTCTTGATAAAACAGGGCAAATAATTGGTACTGCTGATGCTTGGAAGGGAATTGATCATGCTTACTCTAATATTATAAAGAGTGAATACAGAATTCCTCCTTTTCAGATACTTAAGACTGGTATTCAAGTAAATCGTCCTTAGAATGCTATAAGCAAAGGTGGTGCAATAATTAATTCTGATCCGAATACAGCTGAAGCTGAAAGGACTCACTCCTTGGAACTTCTTGATATACCCAGTTCAAGCGCTTCATGGACAACCGAACAAAAGCCTTCCCTTAATTTTAGAAGAACTCGTAACAATAAAGAAGAAGAAAGCTCAATCACTCTTGAATCTTTTTCTCCTTCTGGTGATCTTAGTGCCGATTTCGGTTTAACATTTAATAAACCTCTTGTTCTTAAGGATGATCAAGGCAATAAATGTATCTTTAACTTCTCCAATAACGTCATAACTCTCATGATTCAATCCACTACTGGAGAAATTAAACAAGTTCCTCTCTTCCTCCTTGGACAATCATAATTTGACTTTTCTTTCAATTTATGTTATACTAAAAGAAAAAGGGAGATGATATTATGACAATTCAAGAAGGACTTGGAATTAAGAGTGTATTAATGAAGTTTGCAAACTCAGAAATGAGTTTTAAGACAGGATATAAAGTGATGAGAAATTTAAAGAGACTCGATGAAGATTCTCACTTCTATCAAACACAACTTAAATCTCTTATGGAAAAGTATGCAGAATCTAATTCTGTAACTGCTGATGGTAAGTTTAAAATAAAGACTGGTCTTGAAGATGAAGCAAATAAGTAGTTTAATGAACTTCTTAGTTGCCCCATTGAGCCTCTTCCTTGTACTTTTTCCAGTACTGAATTTGATTCCCTTACTCTCACTCCTGTTGAAATTGGTTTGTTAATGCCTCTTATAACAGAATAAAAAAGAACCGCAGTTTTAATTAACTGCGGTTTCTTTATAACCATGAGTCATCTCCAATGGATGGTTGTTCTTTATGATTCTCAGCAAAGTATTTACCAATACAAATTGCATCACTTTCATCATCGGTGACTTCTAATCCATACCATTGCTTTACTAACATCTGTGCGCTTCTCTTTTGGTCAATTCTCTTACTTCCTCGAACGCCGCAATGATGGCGCCAAGTCTAAATGAGAACAGTCTTAATTGTACACTTTGCTTGCATAGTAGTAATAATAACTACACCCATGACTTGCGCTAAGAGTTTAAATATATCATGCGCGTGAACCTAATCAGAGGAAGAATTGATATTAGGATTATACTGAACTTCTTCTATACCTACCATATCAGGTTTCCAGTTGGCAATCATTGAATTAAGCCAAGTCTAAAGTTCAAAGAGTCTTTCAAAAGGATTAATTTTTGTTGTTTCAAATACTCCATGTCCTATAAGTTCTTTTCCATCAAAGATTGAATAACCAGTTTTATGACTTGATTGATCTAAAGCAAGGATTCTATAAACTCCTTCCTTCTTAGCCTTTGACGGCATTTGTTGTATAGGAGCTTTTAAATTAGCAATACAAGTGGGACATATGCGGCGATTCCTTAACTTTGACCAAGTGGATTCTACAATATGACCTTGCGGACATTGGAATTTCATAGGAGATTGAAGGTTTTTATAAATACTCTCTTTACATGACCAACCTTCAATCTCCAGTATTTTATTTATTCCTTCAAGTGTGATTCTCTACTACACAGAGCATCACGTCAGCCCCGTTCCCCCAAAACCTGAGTCTCTATTGAAGCCGATTTCCTCTATGTTCTCTGATTCGATAAAAACACAAGTAGGAACTTCTACAAGTCTCATTTGGGCAAAACGCATTCCTTTAGTAATAGAGATATTAGAACCATAAAGGACAGAAGTGATATGACCATTTTCATCAAATGCAATGTCTTTAATTCGCGGCTCGTTATTCTCTATAATAACTCCAATTTCGCCTCTATAACCTGAATCAATTAAACCGGGTGAATTAGGAATTCTCATATGAGTTCTGGAAGATAAGCCGCTTCTTGGTTGAATGAGAAAAGCATATCCGAGCGGAAGGGCGCATTTAATTCCAGTTTTAATTATCTTAGATTCTCCGGGAGCAATTTCAACATCTTCAGTAGCATAGAGATCCATTGCGCCGTCGCCAGTTTTAGCATAAGAAGGCATTTTAGCATCGTTACCTAACTGAATCTAAACTGGTACTGTTCTCTTTGCAATACCTTCAGTTTCATTTATTGCTGTCACGATAAATCCGTAGATTCTCTTAATAAACATGACTTTCTGAGCAGAGACAACTCCACCGAGACTGCTTTCGACCTCTTTCATGAGAGCTTCAAACACTTCGGTAATATCATCTGCTTTAAGTCCATTTGCATTTATTGATTGAACGAGTAAGAGTTTTTCATTCGGGTCATTGAGTCCTTTCTCTACTTCATTCAAAATTTGTTCACTTACATAGGCAAACTCATCTTCAGGAAGTAAGAGGGTTGAAAAGATTACTCTTGCACCACCATCAGCATCAGTGAAATTATCAAAAATACTTTCGACCCTTTCGGTAGATTCTTTAACCTTCTTGATTATTGAATCTCTATTAACTCTTATTTCTTTATAGCCATTATTTTCATTCGTTTCCATCTTTACCTCCTGTTATAAGTTCAGAGAAAGGAAGTGTTTCAATCCATTTGCAGAAAGTACGCCATTCATCAAGTTTGTGATTTTTGCGTGAATGGTACATATTGGCGAGAACTTCATAGTTAAGAAAAATAGTTCTTCTCTGGTTATAGGAAGAAGGAAGAAGTTGGATCATAGAATACCAATATTTCTTATCTTTGGTTTGCAAATATAAATTTCGGTATTGATTGAGCGTTTGAATTGTGCGATGTATAAGCCATATAGCATTAGGAGGCTCTTCAACATCTGTACCCGGTGTATATTTGATTAAAGGTTTTTCTCTTGCAATTAAATGCTCATGCGAAAAGTCATCAAGTGTAAACTCTTTTGCGGCAATCTTGTGCATAGTACTACATGAATTGGCAACGGTTCCAACCTTGTATGTGTCGAATTCTTTCCACCAATAGAGTGGCTAAATCACATCGGCATAAACCGGTATCATTCTCATAAACTTACTATGATCATGTCCAGCAGCACGAAGTCTCTCCATAAGACTTAAATCATTTGAACCGATCTTAGGATAATTTCCTTCATACACTGTATCACTTTTCTCCCAAGAATTCATTGGATTGCGCATTCCTATAATAACTGATTCCCACTGAGCTAATGAAGGAAGAACTACATTCTCTATTTTTATCATTTCTTTATCTCCTTATCTCATTTTCTTTATTATAACATATTTTATTTAAAAAATCAAACTTTATCTTCTTTTTCTTTAATTTTTTCGTAAAGACCGCAATGGCATACTCCTTCCTCTTGTTCTCTAAACTCCTTGCACATACATTTAGTATCAGCATTTTTTACTCGCCGACATGGGCAATAGTTATCATTAGCTCTCAGTGCTGCGATTATGTTATCAGTGTTCGGCAATCTTTTTATTATCATTCTTTGCTTCCTCCAGTATTTTTCCCATCATTTCATAGACTTGTTCCATTTCTTCAAGATTAAACTCTTTATATTGACAAAGCGAAGGAAGAAAAAGAAAATTGTTGCCATGCGTTTGAGTTAGTTGTTCATGCATTGCATAAATTTCATCAAATGGCATTCCAATATCATAGTATATAACGTGTTCAAACTTCACTTCTAAGACCTCACATTTAACTCTTCTCCTATCACTTTAGCATACTGATTAGGACTTGCAAGCTCAACTCCAAGGATTTCATCAAAATGCTTTTCTTGATTTGGAACATAACGACCAAATTTAATTATAATATTCTCATAATGACTTAAAAGTTTGAGAAGTTTTGAGTCTAAATATTCCATCTGTTCAACTTCTTCTTCCGTATATCCAGTATAAATAACTATTGGATCTGGTGAGTAATAACGAAATTCCATTATAAATGGTATGAGTTCATCTAAAGAATCCAGCGGTTCCAGACCACCGCATACAACTGCTTTACTAAGCGGATCGTTCATATAAAGAGTAATTATTGCGTCAGCTGTGCATTCTAAATCTGATTCATGCACTAACTGACTATTCTGACACATCTTACATCCTGCCTCTTTCTCGCATTTGAATGTACATTTAGGAAATGCGAGGAAGAGAGCGGGAACTTTATAATTTTCAAAGTTCTCCGCTTCAATTCCTTTTAAAATCATTTTTCTTCTCCTTCCCACTGACGCAGAGCGTATTCTTTTTTTCTTTCTTCAGAGTAAGTTCGCACGCTTACAAAAAATCCGACTATCCTTGTGTACTCTGTAACAGTTTTTCCACCGCAAACTGGGCAGATTTTTCCATAATAACCATGATTTTTAGCACAAGCCTGAATCCGCGGATTAAACGCAAAGTAAGTGACTCCTTGATCTGCTACCCAATTTAACATATCCCACGCTTTTTCTTTTGTAGAAAATGGAGCAGCGAGATTTATATGTAAAATTGACCCACCATTGCAGAAGCTATCAAACATTGCGGCTACACGAGTACGTTCTGCTAATGTTGCTTTAATTCCAAGTGGAAGGAACTGATTACCATAAAGAGGAAGATCCTTAACAACTGTATCAGGGAAAAAGAATTCATCTTTCTTCATCAGCTTTGCTGCGGCTGTCTCCTAAGGAACAGCTTCGCAGTTAATCATGTAATCTTTACCGATTTTAAAAGCATTAGCAACAGCGTGTATAGTATCGAATATTTTCTTGCCAAATTCTTCTGCTTCTTTTGTATAATATACATGATTGAACTCATCTTCTCTTGTATAACCAAAAGTTTTGAGAGTTTCATAGACGCCTATAACACCTTGAGTAGAGTAAAGATGAGCGAAATCCACCAGTCCATAAGAGAAATTTTTAAGAAGCCCTTTTTCAACATTTCTCTTAATTATATGTCGCACTACATCAAGTATTTTGAGATTAAGTTCAGACATTTCTTTAAGGGCGAGAAGGTACTCATTTTCAGTTTTATTTTCAAGAGCCAGTCGCGCAAGGTTAATTGTACTTACTTTAACAGAACCAACAGAGAGGGCTGTACCGCCTATACTATTGAAATAGAGTTCAGAGATGTCACTACGCAAACGACAACAGTTCGAGAGTGAACTTACGGAATCATCAATATAGAAGTTGCTGTCGCACCATTTTCTATTATGTTCACAAGCCCAACGAGCAAATTCTTCATCTGCAAATTTTCCATTTTTTCGAAGAAGTGAGATCGTTTCAACCGGATAAGTAAACATATTCTGAGAACGAATTTCAGAGATAATAGTGAGAAAGAGCTTTTGAAATTCCATAATGTTTTCAATCTCATCAATCATAAGAGAACCATCAGGGAATGTAGCGCCACCAAAAAGTGCTATTAAATATTCATGATCAAAGAATGAAACATTGGTAAAAGCTGATTGAGACGAATTACGAAGAAAGGGTTGGTTAACGGCATATACAAAACGTTGAATTTGCTGCTTACAATATCTTTCATAGTCTCCACAATAACCTTTTTGCTTATCTCTACTACAAAAATAATAAAGGTAGGGAATTAAGTTAGGTAAACCGACAGCTCCTGAGCTTCTATTACAAGCATAAGAAATGTACTCCTTAACAAAATCAATGAATGTATCCGCGTGTTTAGGAGGTTCAGCATTAAAGTTATCTATAAAGAAAAGTCCTTTCTCTGCGAGGTCTTTAAGATCGTAAGCGTAACAATAGTGTTTAAACGTTGATGTATCTCCATCATGTAGGTAAAGATGCCCATCCCACAGTGCACGAAGTGCTGCATTAGCTGTCTTAAAACCGTATTTCTCATTCAGTTCACAGTAAATCTTATGATAAGCCAGTAACTTCATATGCGGCTTCGGCATTTCGGTGAGAAGTGTAACAATATCCTTTTGACTTACATTAGCTGAACCATCTATGGAAGAATCTGCAACCGTATCTTTCTATAAAAAATTATCTATGAAGTCCGTGTAGCTAAGCTGAGAATCTGCAAAACCATTCAGTCTTGCCATATCTTCTCCATATTCAGCCAGCATCTTATTGAATGCAGTTGTAAAATTCTTATTGAGCTTTATTCCTATATTCATCTATTATCACCTTCTTCATTATGAGCTTTTATAAATGCAAGAATCGCGGCAAAATCCATTCTTTCCTCATCCTAACCAGCTTCCATTGCCGGAAGGAGATCTATACCCTTTTCTTCCATTTCTTTTTCATCTTCACATATTTCATAATCAATATGCGCCTCATCTAACTTCTTTTTAACTACCGAGCATCGAGGGCACGTCGGCAATGTATAAAGTTTAACCATTTTCTCTCACTCCACAATATTTACAATAACCAGATTCAAACTCATGCGGACAGATGGTTTGTAATGCAGCGTTTTCTTCTCTTAGCTTTTGTATTTCTTCATTCAAGATAAACGTATTCGGGCTAAACAATTTCTGCATAGCTAAGTTGTTCTGGTTGATTTTTTCCTTTATTTCCTTTCCTGTGAAAGTAGCCATTTGTCTGACCTCCTAAAATTTTTTCTTTTGTCGTATAAAACTGTGGCTTAAGTATGCCGTTTTCTGGTCTTACATCTTCTACGCCATACATATACCAGAAGAGTTCTTCCGACTGGTCTTTGATAAACCTGAACAGATTAATCTTCTCATCACGATAAAGGTTATCATAAGAATACTTACAGAAGATAAACGGACAGTAAGTATATCTTGTGCGATGATAAATATAGTTTGCGATATAAAAATTAAACATTTCCTAATACTGTCGCCATTCAGGTTCTACCAGAAAATCATTCTCTAATTTAAGTAAAATCTTAACATCATAACTCTATAAAAATACAGCTTGAAGCAAAATCTGTGGAAGTGCCGCAATAAAAGAATCATGAGTCCAGTATTGATTCGTTATTCGATAGGTAAGCTGTTGACGATAGGGAGAGAGGAAGATAAAAGATTCGTCTGGCATGAGAGTTAGCATATCAATATTGCAAAGTCCTCTCATTTTCGGTAAGCTACCCCAATCTTCAAGAGCTTGTGAAGTCGTGACTCTAATGGGAAATTTAAAGCCGAAATAACACCTTCTGTTTGCTTTCACCATTAAACCTCTTAGATTATCTAATGAATCTTTCACAGAAGTGATTTCTTTATCATGATTCATATAACAGAGCATATGTTCAGAGTCTTTTTTAGTCTGCTTATCCCATCCTAAAAAGCTCAAATCTTCAGTTGTCTAAAATCGAAAATGAATGCTTCTTTTCATCTTTTTATAAAGACTTAACGTTTCACCGCCGCGATCATAGAAGCGTTCCATACAATTATAGATTGAAGTATCAGCAACACATCTTTCTATTTCTGGAGGAAGAGGGGCATACACTCCGTTATTAGGTGCATACCCTCCCCATTCAACTTTTGGATCTTCAACAATATACTTAGGATACTCGAAGTCCTCATAATCTTTTCTTATATAGACTTTCGTGCATTTGTCTGAACTAAACTTCTTTTCCATTTCAACTATATCATGATTCTTCTTATGGAACGCAGCAAGTTTCATAAGTTCAAGGTTGAAGATGGTCTATGAACGCCATCGAGTTAGGTCCCAGTCAAAGTAAGCCGATAATACTCACTCGGCATTCACCTCCGTTCTTTCTGTTTGAAGTTCTACGGATCCATCCTCATTGATTTCTTTTATAAGAATAAAATGATGTTTATTCGGGTCTTTCCCATACTTCTTAGCAACGAAGATATTTTCGCCGCGTCTCATACCATTGACAATTAACTTAGTACCTCTTTGAAACCATGAACGCTCAATAATATGCTTTTTACCATCTGCTCCAACTTCACTAATCTGTTTATCATACTGCTGCATAACTCCATAAGCCTGAACTATGACGACACCATTTGTTGTAAGCAATGTAATCTGACTTTTTAACTTATCCTTATCTATTACTGTGCCCGCAATTGAAGTCAGTTTAAATAAGTTAATGATATGACCGTCTTTTGCTTTAAAGCTCGAAGCTATCTGCGGCTGCTCAGGTAATGACCAGAAGTCTTCAACTCCGAGAGAGAGAAGATCCGCATATTCAAGTTCATGATGATCCTGATAGAAGCAGACACTATCCATGCTCCACTTGTCTGTTGTTCCAGAGGCATATTTCTTTATGATTTCTTTTATCAGAATGTCATTAAGTTTCTTTAAAAGTTCATCATGATTTGCAACGATATACTTCTTCACATTTGCCATATAAGAATCATAAATCTTTTTCCAAGTACTTGCCGCAATTGAACAAATTCCATCTTCCACTTTCGTTAAGTCGAGGTCAAAGTTTTTCTCGTAGAATTCCATTGCCACATCGTCAAATTCAATTCTGTCTGTTTCTTTATTCTTTAATTTCCTTAAATATTTATTATAATTGAAGACACGACGTTCAAAATCAAGTTCTTCAGGTAAAAGTTTATAATTTATGAGAGTTCCGACATTCTGTAAAGTTAATTTCTTTTTAACGCCTGCTTCTTCGCCAAGGTAATCATACATAATCGAACGACGGTCGCCGAATTCATCGAATGCTCCACATTTGATTAGATTAACTAACTGGGTTTTGTTTACTTTAACTTTTGAAAGGAAATCGTCAATTGAAGTATAAGGACGATGCTCTATTATATCGTTAACTACATTCTCACCGACTTTAATTATCCCTTTCAATCCATATCTTATTGTATTATCTGCTGCATTCGGAGTATAAGTATACTTTGATTTGTTTATATCAGGCGGAAGTACTTTTATACCCCTCTTCTGCATTTTTCCGATCGCTGATGCAATCTTTCCATACCGAGAAGTTGAACCAGATGATTTTTCTTCTTCTTCGTCATCTTCCTCTTCTTCGGTATCTTCTTCATTGTCCTCTTCCTCTTCTTCATCATCATCATCATTTTCAGGTGTGAACTCTGATCCACTATCCACTATAAGATTCGCTGTATTCCAGAAAATTATAGGATAGAAACGAGCAAGGTTCATTTCCTGAAGAGCTACGATTGAATAAGAAAGGGTATGTGCAAGGTTAAAGCTATACCCTCTTTGTGACGCCACGAGCACATTCCAGACATACTCACAAAGTTTTCTATCACTTCCTCTTTCTTCCACATCCTTCCAAAACTGAGTTTCAAATGCCTGATAATCCTTTGGGTTTTTCTTTGCAATACTTTTTCTTAACTTATCTGCTTGACCAAAACTATATCCAGCTATTTCTTCACATCTCATAAGCTGATAAAGATCTTCCTGCTGAGCACTTATACCGTTTGAGTAGTCAAGCATAGAATGAAGAAGTTGTTTTTGATGTTCATTTAATCCATAAGAATCCATCTCTTTGTCCCATTCATTCTTATTATTTAAGAATCTTGCAAACTTTTCAAGCGGACGTTCAGCATCTTTTGATGGAGCCATTAGACGGATCACAGAGTTTAACGTTGCCAGAGATTCAAGAGTGTGAGGTTTGGTTAATGCAATACCGCTTATTCCGGACTGTTGCTCCATTTGAAATAAAGAAGTGATCTCATTGTTCCAAACCATTTCCCACATTTTATCATCAGATCTATTCAGATTATAAACTCCAAGAACTTTCTCATAAGTTTCTTTCAGTGTAGCTTCGCGTTTCACATAACCATATTCACACAAAAGGTCAAGACAAGTTCTTATTTTAGTTAGACCTTCCGTTGCCAGAAGATCTATCTTAATAAGTGAGAGGTCTTCTAATTCATGTAGGTCGTAAGCTGTAATAATATCACCACTACTGGTTCTCATTATCCCACAAGTTTCTGTTATAGGCTCTTCAGTCATAATAACTCCGCCTGCGTGACTGCCTACACCGCTAATCAGACCCTCAATACCTTGAGCTATCTCCCAGAGTTCAGGATAATTGGTCATTTCAGCTTGGAATGCTTTACTCGGAGCTATGCCATTTTCTTCATCTCCATAATAAGTCTGTGCAAGAGTATACTGGATTCCTCTTTCTGCACCAATTAATGAACTAATATAACGTGCTACGTCAACATCTATTCCAATGGCTCTTGCTGCAGTTAATATTGCAGAACGTGATTTTTCAGTTTTAAATGTTGCAACTCGTGTTACTTGATCTTTCCCATATGTGTTTTCCAATGCTTTAATACAACGATCACGTCGATTCGAGCACACATCTATATCTATATCAAGTACCGATGCTCTATCAGGATTAATAAATCTTTGGAAAATCAGAGGAGCCAATTCTCTTGTCGGATCTATCTGTATTATTCCAAGAGCATAACAAAGATATGATGCTCCTGCGGAACCACGCGACGGACAGATTATTGAATCACCATCTGTCCAGTATATATCAATATAGTCGGCAACCTGAAGAAGGTATCTACTCCAAGATACGTTTATTTTTCTTCCCGCATCCCAAGTGATTCCAAGTTCCAAGTCAATTCGATCTATCTTTTCTTTAATATCTATTCGTTTTGGCTTATCTTCACTATCTTTCTCATTTAAAAATTTTATAATTCTTGCTGCAAACTGTCTGTCCGCAATGTCTTCACTTTCAAAATAGTTTCTGAAGTTTGGAATTTTTTCACATATCTGATCAATTACCGTGATATCTGTAATCAGAGGAACATCAAACTTTTCTTTCGGAAGATAAGGTATATGAAGGGGTTTAAGAAGTGAATAATTCTCTATTTTTTCATTTATCTTGTTTGTCTCATCCAGACCTCTTTGAACAAATTCCGCGCCAATCTGATCGTCCATTCTTTCATGAATTTCTTCTGCACTCATCATATAAGTTGCTTCATAGAAGTCATCCACTTCTCGTTCTCCATTCTTACTTTTCAGGAACGCTTTATGAATTTTTCTATCTTCTTTCTTAGTATAATGATGGTCAGTTGTTATTATGAATGGTGTATTAGTTAATTGTGAAAGTGAAATTAATCTATTGTTACAAAATATTTGTTCTTTGTTTATACCCGGTTGAAGTTCAAGATAAAAATCACCTTCTGCAAAAATCTCTTTCATTCGATTTATCCAAGCTATACAGAAATCTATTCCTTCACTTTCACTTATTTTTTCATCTTTTATTTGAAGTAGCTTAGTTCCAATCTGTCCTCCTATGCAGGCAGTTGAACCAATAAGATGCCCCGGATTTGCTCCAACTACTTCAATTAAATCTTCATAATAGGTAGGTACTCTTACTTGAAATTGTTTATAAGCTCTTTTCCATGCTCTTGAACTTAATTCGCAAAGCTGTTTGTAGCCCTCATAATCTTTTGAAAGTAAAATGAAATGGAAGAACTTATCCGTACCTTTCACAAAATTGTCTTTATTCAGACCATTGCGGCAAAGGTAAATCTCATTTCCAAGAATGAGCTTAAAGTCCTTCCATGATTCATCTTCCTTTTTCTTTTGATTAAGAAAAAGTTCTGCTTTTACGAAAGAAGAAAGAGCCTCATGGTCTGTTATTGCTGCGCCCTTTAAACCAAGTTCATGAGCGTACTCTAACATTTGTTTAGGCTTCGTGATGGAGTCCAAAAGCCTTATATTGCTCGCCTCTGTGTGTCCATGCAAAGATGTATACACTTATTCATCACCCTTTCTTTATCTTTCTATATATATTATATCATAAATTTAATTATTTTTCAATTTTTAGAATGCAAGAGCATCATCTTCAATCTCATAATCATTCACAAATATCTGCGGTGTAATCCTATTATAATAAACATTTAGATTAGCCTTACCAACTACTTTAAGACGAGCCGCAGCATACTGTGTAAGTTCTTTAACTTGTTCAGGAGTTCTTTTAAAGAACATATATGCAATACCATTACAGGTTATTTTTACTGTATCACCGAGTTTACCCATGACTACAATATCGCTTCTTCTTGCGCAAATATTATCAACTGCAATGAGAGCTTCTGGAAATCCCTGACCCCAACAAGATTTAAGCTCTGCCATATCTTGAATAAGAGAAGGAAGAGTAGGATCGTCCGCATTCTTTTTAAAATCGACCATCCAAGTCTTGGAATCCATATTAACATCTTTTAACTGTTCGTTAGACCAAGAGATGAAAGAAGAGAGACGATTATAAGGAATTGCAAAACCCTAAGCCAGTTGATGCCCTTCAAGCATAGTAAACATACCAGAACTCTGGAGGAAGTCTTTAAAGGGTGGCATATCAATAGTAGCAAGACCTCTTATCGAGCCACGCAGACAACCGTCATGACCAATACGTCCTATAAGAGTAGGATGTCCATAATCATTCGCTATTTTTGTTGCAGCTAAACCGTTCATCTCTGACGGCATTGAATCAAAATTTTCATCAAGTATAAGTGTAATAATCTTATTGTTTGTAAGGTCATTTTCAAGAATCTGCTGAGCACAAAGTTCTGCCATTTGGGTCTGTGCTCTCTTCTGTCTTGCCTTCGCATTAGAACATTCACGGACAGATTCAGAAGCTACGGCAATCTGTGTTCCTTTTTCCACACCTCTCTTATGACATTCAACCATTTCATCAGGTGTAATAAGAGCTTTAAACATTCTCTCTTTTTCATCATAAGTACCAGTACGACACATAGAATTAATCATAGGAACTATATAGAATGCAATACCAATAGGAGTTAGAGTATCGCCAATAGAAAATGCAGCATTATTATAGAGAAGTCGAATAAATTTGTTTCTATAAATGCTCGAAGTAATCTCTTCAATACCTTTATGAATTATATAGCGGTTTTCAGGAGTAGTGATATCCATGACATCACCGATAATCGCTACTGCCGCCAAATCTGTAAAACGACTTGCATAATCAGTTCCTTTTGCATTATCGAAATAGCGACAGAACTGCCAAGTGACACCTGCACCGCTAAGTGCTTTATTCTTATACTCTTTAGCCATCTGATTATTAATTATGATTGCATTACTGGGAGGCGGTGCCGCAATAGAACGAATATGATGATCGAGTATAATAAACTGGACATCACTATATTCATTGAAATAGATATCATCGTTTGAGCCGGCATCTGGAAGAAAGACAAGATCATAGTCACTTAAATCAAGAAGAGGATCGAGAACAACGTCCTCAAGACCATGTTCTTTTCCGTGATGAATAAAATAATCTATATGCCAATCTGGATAATGCAGCTTCAGATAAGAAAGTAAGATTGCGGAAGAACACTGCCCGTCCTAATCGCTGTCGACGATTGTCATCGCCCTTTTCCCAACATTGTTTTCAATGGCTTCTACTGCTTTAGAACATTCAGTCGCACCAAGAAAGCCCGGTGCCTGTAAGTCCTCTTCACTGGGATGCAAGAAATGTTCTACATCTGCAATACCACGCTGCTTAATCAGATTTTCTGCATAAGGCGCTCTCACCTCATATTTTAATTTTATATTCATTTGATTCTCACTCTTCCTTTTATAAGTTTTTCTAATATTTCTTTTCCACAATCAAATGGTGATTGTTTATCTTTCATTAAGTTTCCTGTATAGTCCCAGAGATAGGAGAAGTTACAGTAACCCTTATACTTTCTACACAGTCCTTCTACCATGCCATAATCAAGACCTTTATCAAAGGCAATAATAATTTCTTCGGGATGACAATATTTTGTTAATAAGTTAACTTGCCATTTATTTATTCTACTACCACACGCTGCAACAACAATATTATCTTTTCCATACATTGTGTAAGCCTGAAGTGCTGATTTTTCTCCTTCTGCAATAAATACCTTTTTGCGACGAATAATTGCATCTTTTACAAGATTTAAGCCATAGAGATTATAACCGAGAGGATGCGAATAACTGACATTTTCAATAAAAATTGGTTTATACTTACCATCTTTTTCTTCTTCAGGATTTAATACTCTTCGACGAATTCCAACAAGACGACCATGAATATCATAATGGGGGATAATGACGGCGTTTCTACTCGGACTATACTTGATATTATAATGATCCATTGCTTCATCAGATATGCCGTCTCTTAACCATTCAATACAATGATAATTTGAGAAACTTTCTAATACGGTTGCTTTCTTTTCGGGTAAGATAATTTCTTGTGTTGGTTCAGCAAAATCTTTCTTAGTGAACGCATTCTTAAATCCGCCTGACTCTATTTTATAACTATCGTCCAGATCCATCTTTGTATGATTCATGACCCAATAGGCTATGTTTTCAAAATGAGTATCTTCTTTGAGTTCAAGTAATGTCCAGCGCTTCTTTACTAACTCAAAAATATCCATACTATGACAATTTGAGAAACAATAGAAACGGTGATTATCCTTATAATAGCTTAAATTGAAACCCGCATCGTCTTCATCTTCATTATGACAGATGGTCTTAAACTGTAAATAGTTTCCTTTATCTGTATATTGCGTTGCGCCAAGGAGATTCATAAGATGAATGATATCTTCAGGAGTTAGGCGTTCTCTTATCTAAACTCTATCTATCATTGGTTATTTAACTCCTTTTCACATAAGTCAAGTTTTTCTATATCTTCTTCTTCAAGAGGAATTTTATAGTTAGGACATTTAGTTGGTTCTACTCCTTCATTACGACTATTGGTTACAAAATAATCATGTCTTTTCATCGTTCCCAAATCAAGATATGACCAGATTCTCATTTGCGTATCTGCACCACCACGGTTTTTATAAACATCTGTAACACAGTTTGGCATCTGAAAAGGTTCAATATATTTAGATTCCCAATCTGCTTTTGCTACACTACAACTCTCAGCTATTGCAACCAATTCTTCTTTTGTAGGTCGTGCCATAACACAGCCAAAGTCTGCTTTATTAATTATCGCTCGTGAACCCGCAAGTGTCGCTTCATTTCTTACGTCTTTGTTATCATCAGCTTTTGCATTAACTTGCGTACTTGTCATAATGAAAATGTCAAGATCAACTGCGAGTTTTTTAAGTGCATCAGAAAACATAAGAAGAATCTCATCATTACGAAGATTTTGTCCTCTAAATTCTCCGAGAAGTGAAGGTGATACAAATACATAATCATAGAATACATACTTTATTTTCTTCAATATTACCTGTTCACGGATAACACTATCAAGAAGTGAAATAGAAGGATTGGGAACTCGAATAATTGTTAAGTTATCCTGAAATGTTTCAACTACTTTAAGAGCTTGATAAACTATTCTTTTCTGTTCCTGTGACCAAGTATTTCTTTTTATTGCAGCTTCATTTACCCCACTAAGATATGCAAGCATCATCATCTGAACTTCTTCCATACTTTGCTCAGTTATGATAAGGCAAACTTTTTCACTTCTACCATCTTTTATCCATTTTTTTAACTTCCAGTCATAGCGAAGAGGGAAAGCTAATAAACAAGCATCACCTACGGAAGTACGAGTTTTACCAAGACCCGATGATGCAGATCTGATGCATAGCCTTGAAGAAATAGCACCACCAAGAATAGCATTAAAAAGATCTCCTTGTAATGGAGGACCAACCTCTGGGGTTTCTGCTGTTTCATTTAGCAAACTTTCAAGATTATCAAAAGCGGATTGAACATCACTTGTACCACTTCTGACAAACTCACCACTGACAAGGCTAACTTTTGACTTAACAGTATCAACTATATCAGCAGCACTAAGGGAAATAAATTCTGGATTTAAAGTTAATTCGTCAGCATTTTCGCTATAATTGGAGTAGAATGTCTTTGGGTTGAAGCCGCCCTTCTTAATAAGTTTTTCAATAAGAAGCTGTCTCTTAAATTCACCCAAAGCATATTCAAAACTTTGAGAGATGTCTAAGTTATTATAAAAATCTCCTAACCATGTCTAATCTTTTAAACTATGGTCGGGTAGATAATTATGATCTCTGATACAAACTGATACTTCTTCATACGATGGTGATTCAACCTGACCATTTTTAGATGTACTTAAACCAGTAACGAGTATTACAGTTAATGCTCTGTAAAGTGCGGCATATTCAGGCTTTTTAAAATCATGCCAATCTACTCGTCTTTCTTTCGCCGCGAGAAGCATGATATTTTTGGCATAGTGAGTAAGTAGAAGCTGTTCAGTACCAAGATTCGGCATTAATTTTCACCATCTTCCACATCAAGAAAAGTTTTTTTCTTCTTTCTTTTTTTAGTTACACACGGAGCATTTTCTTGCCCTTTTTTCCATGCAAGAGTTTGTTCAATAATCTTCCTATCTCTCGTGGCAATTTCTTCCCAATAAGATTGAGCATTAGAATAAATACATTTAATTATTCCAATACCATACTTCGGCTCAAACTCATTTTTCATAAGAACAAAATAATAAACAAAAGAAAGATAAATACCTTTTCCAGTTAGTCCACTTTCAAGATACTGTCTATATTGTGTTTTAATCTGAAAAAAGTTATATTCTTGTTTTAGGTCGTGGGTAATTATATAAATAATCCTATCTAAATAATCATCATCATTACCTTTAGCCCTATAACCCATCTGTTTAAACTTCTCATAACAGTCCTTACAATAATAATAACCACGGCTTCGTTCAAACCATTCTTTTCCCTTCAGTTCAGGATCTGCAATAATAACCTTTTTGCAATCACGACGTGATACTTTTTAATTTCCATATGTCCACCGCCTTTCTTTTAAATTCTTTTCTATATATATTATATCACAAAATTAGAAAAAAATCAAAAAATGAGATGAATCCCTTACAATTCATCTCATTTTCCTTTCCGTATTAATTTACATTGACCGCATATCTTCTATCAATACTTCAAAAATATCCTGTTTAGATTCAGGTATCTCAGATAATTTCATAGGTTCACCAAAAAGACTTTCAACTTCAGCCATAACCACTTCTGCCTTACCTTCACTAACAAGTTTAGTCCAAAGTTCCTTTGCTTCAGCGAGAGTTTCTTCAAAAGGACGCTTTTCAATAACTTTCTGCATAGTACCTTTATCGACAACTTTTGCACCATCAATCTTTGCCTGCTTTTCAATCGCTTCACCAATCGCATTAATGAGTTCATCATAACCGAAAGGTATACGCGGCGCCAGATATTTGAGTCGTGAACCTGCAACGATGTTAGGTGTACCTCTTGTTACAAGAGTACGAGTTGCTGTACCATTTTCATAAGACACATCGATATAACCAATAATGTCAACAAGAGCATTTACAACATCTTGTGCTCTATCGGGAATGTTAGGACTTGCAATTTCAACGGTAGTATCATCATCAATCTTAACATTTTTGACTTTTGCATGAGTTATAAGCACAATACCGTAACCAAGCATTGAAATCTGACGAAGAGAGTTAGTGAACTCATCTTTAACAAGCGCGTAGCCCTTGCCATAGGCGATATCTCCGAGTGTTTTCACGTTATTCTGCGAACAAATGTACTGAGTACAAAGATCGTAAGCAAGAGAAACAGTATCAATTGTTACTGTCTTAAATTTTTGCTTAATTTCATCTTTCTCTAACTGTTTAAGAAGAGCTTTAAATTCAACCCATTTCGGTACATCTACTGCAAAGACGCCCGGAAGGAAGTTTACACCTTTCTCAAAACAAAAAATAAGGTTATTAGGGATCTGCGCTGCGAAACTTGTCTTACCGCACTTCGCGGGACCATAAAGGAGGATATATTTATCCCGCAGATCCCTTGAGATTGTGGTAGGCTGTAAATCAAGTAAATTCAGTATAGCCATTCACAATCACCTCAATTAAAATCCAAGGTCAATTTTAGATTCTGCTACCTTAGCCTTAGCTGCAACGGGAGCCGCTGCTTTCTTCTGACTTGCCTTATCCTTAAGAGCCGCAATTCTTGCATCTCTCTTCTTCAGACACTCGCGAAGCTCAGCCTCATTTATATCATTCACCATTGCCTCTGCCGGGGCGATAGAAGCAATGACAAGATCGCTTACATTAACTGTACGAGTTCTCTCAATCGGATCACCAATGGCAACTTCCTCATAGAACTTTTCAGTACGAGAAGAGAAGTTCAGAGCTGCAACTACTTTCATTGAATCGCCCTCAGAATACTGTGCTCTGATTGCTGCAATATACTTGGGATTAGAAGTTGTAAACGGAATCAGGTCAGTATATTCACCATATCCGACGTGAGCACCGATTATCTGAAGTTCGCCAGTCTCAAGACCTTCCTTATCAACAACATCCTTAAACTGCTGAACAACAATCTCAACTTCTGCCTTAGCCTTCGGTTCCATGTCCTCTTTCTTGATTACTGTAACAAAAGAACCATTAATTGAAGGGAAAGTCATAAAACGTCCATCAGCAGTATAATACTCCTGCATTGCTATTTTACAACCGGTTATACGGACTGCATCAGCCTGCTCAAGACCAACCGCCGCAATAGACTTGCCGTGCTCAATTATATTCATAAGACCAGTATATCCGGGATGTTCAGCACCAGAATTCGTATACTGCTTAGTAAAGAAACGAACAGGAACTTCAAGTTCCTTAACTTCTCCACCACTTACTATCGGCATATTAACCCTGATTTTTAAATCGCCACGAATACAAGCAACAAGATTTCCAGTTTTCTTATCAGTAAAACTTGCCTTTTCGATACCGATTTCAGACAGAATTCCTTCAACTATTGCATAATTTCTCATTTCGTTTACCATATACTTTATTCTCCTTTTAGTTTAATTTAACTTAACTTGTTCTTTTAATTTATTTTACTCTGCTATCTCGACTTCGTCCTCAGTATCAACCCATTCAGCACCAGCTGTCGTAATGTGAACATAACCAATTGTCTTACCATCATTATTACCGCTATCTCTCTTCTCATATGTTACAAGTGCCGGTCGACTTCCATCCTTTTTCTCCTTGAGAGATGTCCAGACAATCGGACCGACTGCCTTAACCGAAAGACCAGTTCCTTCCGCGATATCGGTGAGAAGGACTCCATCCCCATTGTCATGCTCTCTTACATAATCCAGAACTTTCTTTCCTTTTTCTGTTAACTTTGCCATTGTATTATCTCCTGTTATTTTAATTTTTATCTTAGACTTGGAGTTTTCCTCTCCTTATCTTGTATAAATATTATACCATATTTTTAATAGAAAATCAATTTTTTATTTTAGCACCGCAGAGTCTGTGATAGTTTTGTTTTGTTGTTCTTTCCATAGAATAACCACAGTAGACGATATTGAAAAGAGCAACAGAGGTCTGTTTCGGTCCAAGAGAAGAGACTTCCTTGCATCTAAAGTGTCCTTCATTGTCAAGAAGTGTGATAAAGAAATCCTTCTTATAAGGGTAAACCGCGATTATAGAGTCATCATCTTTAATCGGAAAAATTTTCTTAGCTCTAATGACATCACCAGTATAGCGATAGATTGTGCCGTTTTTGGAGATGCCGAGATAGTCATCTTCACGGTCATAGATAGCGAGAACTTCTTCATTCTTTGGAACGTTCAAATAAACTTTTCCAGACTTGGTAAAATAATAGAGCTTTTCAGATATAACAATCTCATTACGCAGTTCTGTACGGCGATCATCTCCGAATTTGTCCATAACGTCCTGAAGTCCTTTTTCCACTTCCTTGTAGAGCAGTTCTTTAGTACTCAGTATTTGAGCAATATGCTCAATCTCTTTAAGAAGTTCTTCTCTTTCTTTAATAAACTTTTGAACTTCAAGAGAAGCAATGCGAGCAAGGGTAAGTTTAAGAATTGCCTCTGCCTGAATTGCATCTACATTAAAATTCTTAACAAGACGTTTGGCGGCATCTGTTTTATCCTTACTTGTTTTAATGGTTTCAATTACTTCTTCGATATGGGCACAAGCAGTAATGTAGCCGTCAAGTATATGGACTCTCTTTTCCGCAATTTCTTTATCATGCTCATAGCTCTTTGTGTACATCTTAATTTCATAATCAAGATGTGCTCTCATAGCTTCCGGAAGAGAATAAAGTTTAGGCTTTCTTCCATTTTCAAGCATGATAAGATTGATTCCGAAGGTATTCTGGAGAGAAGTTTTTGCATAGAGAAGCTCGATAACCTTATCAGGATCGGCGTTTTTCTTCAGATAGATTTCAATATCGACATTTTTACCAGTTCCGTCATTATGACTGTCAATGCCGTTATTTTCATCTGCTTCAAGTTCTTCAAGTTCCTTGCAGATTGTATTTGTATAAGTTGCATAAGGAACTTCAGTTACTACAATCTTATTCTCCTTCTTCTCATACTGCATTCTTCCTCTTATCTTACAAGCCGCACCATTACCAACAAGAAGAGCCTGCTTAACTTCATCACTATTAAGCAGAATGCCTCCAGTGGGAAAGTCTGGCATAGGGAGTTCATAAGGACGATTCCAAAGCATAGCAATGAGAGCAGTATTCATTTCTCTAAGATTCATACTGGGAATACTTGAACTCAAACCGATACCAATACCTGAACAACCATTGCAAAGATTCCAGAACCCCATAGATGGAAGAGATATGGGATACTTTTCTGTATTATCATAATTATCGCACCATTCATCAATGATGCCTTTATCGAGATTTTTGAAGAGAAGTGCACCAAGAGGAGCTATTCTTCCTTCAACATACCGTGGCGCGGCGTGTGAATCAGGGGACATGAGAGTACCCATAGATCCCTGAGCCTCATAAAGGGGGTAACGCATTGCCCAAGGTTTCGAAGCTCTTATCAGGAGACCAAAAGTTGATGCATCACCATGCCAGCAGAATCTACTCGCTGAGCCAATTAGCTTTAAAAACTTTCCAGTTTTCTTGGGCGCCACCCATCCGTCAGTATAATTAGCATACATTCCTTTTCTAAGAGACGGTTTAAGTCCATCCTCTACAGAAACGAGTGCTCTCGACTGTGCAACTGCCGCGGCGTAATTGGTAAAATAATCTTCAAGTATTTTGTTTGTTTCCATTTTATTCTCCTTTCTTATTCTGCAATTGTAGTAAAATCAACTTTTTCAAATAGGTAATCACGACGGAAGTCTGAATCTTCACCCATAAGTTGATTAAGGAGTATATCTGCATCAACGGTCCAATTAAAGGGTGTAAGTCTTTGATTCTTTCCAAAGAGACTATCACGAACTTGGTCAGCGGAGAGTTCTCCTAAGCCTTTAAGCAGGACTACATCACCCGCAGTATGATTCTTTTTGAAATCTTCTGCGCCATAGTAGTAGAATGTCTTTCCTGTTTTTGTTTTAACCAGATGGGTTGGGGCATCAAGCCTAAAAATTCTATGTTCATTTAACATTTCAGGGAAGAGTGTATTAGCTAAGGAAAGAAGCAAGAGGCAAATATGACTTCCATCACTATCTGCATCGGTAGCAAAAACTACTCGACCATATCTTAACTTTCCAGCTTTATAGCTATTGGGTGTTACTCCAAGTGCCGAGCAAATGAGCTTAACTTCTTCATTCTCCATAACTTTATCAAGAGGATTTGAAAGTGCATTGACTATTTTACCCCTTATAGCGAGAAGACCATCAGAATTGACATCTCTACCCTGAGCCATGGAATTGAGTGCGCTATCCCCTTCTACAATATAGAGAGTGGCTGACTGTCCTAACTTACGAGCATCCTTTAACTTATCTGATGCAAATACTTTCCTCTTAACTGTATTCTCAATGTCTTTATTTGAACGTAGAATTGCAGCTTTAGCTTTTTCTGCCGCTTGTTCTGCTTTTCTCATCTTACCAATAAGATCAACAATAGTCTTGAACTCTTTAGGATTCTTTTTCTCAAATTCAATAAGTGCGTTAGTTGTTGTTTTCTGCGCCAGACCATCAAGTTCAGGAGAATTAATCTTGGTTTTGGTCTGATTAGAAAATGAAGGGTTTGGTAACTTGCAAGAAACAGCGTAAACGAGTCCATTTCTTATAACTTCACCTGCAATTTCGCCCTTAAGTCTTGTCTTGAAAAATCTTGTAAGAGCTTTCTTTACACCCGTGAGACTTGTTCCGCCAGCTTCTTGCTGCGCTCCGTTTGTAAATACAAAAGACTTTTCTTTACCTTCTGTCCAAAGAAGGGCTACTTCACAAGAGAGATCGCCTTCCGTATAAGCAAAGTATGCCGGCACTTGATGTAATTTCTTTTCTGCTTCATCAAGTACAAGATCATAAATACCGTTTTTCGTAAAGAATATTTTTTCTTCTTTTCCATTATTAACTATGAACTTTAATCCCTTTGTAAGATAGGAAATGTTTTTACACATTGTACAAAGATAATTAAAATCAATGTTTATAGGTTCAAGAGTAAAAACTTTCTCATCAGGAGTAAAGGTTACAGTAGTACCAGAATGCTCATTACACTCTGTTTCTTCATAGGAGATTAGATTACCTTCTTCAAATATCGCGGTTGCAGCTTTACCGTCACGAACTGATTTGATCTTGAAATGCGATGAAGAAAGACACGTTGCTTTAGCTCCCGTGCCATTGAGACCCACAACACTACGGTAGACCTTATCATTAAACTTTCCACCAGTGTGAGATTTAGAATAAATATCAACGAGAACATTAGAACCATCTGGTTTAATTCCAAAAGGCACGCCTCTGGCTCTATCGCTTACGGTTACTTCATTTCCGTTTAAACTTACTCTAATTTCATCACCATAACCCATATAGTACTCATCGACACTATTTGATATTATTTCCTGTATACCAGCATAAACACCAGCCATGTCATTTGAGCCTAAGTACATCTGAATCCTTTGCCTAATTCCCTCGCGAAAGCTCAAGGACTCTATATCATTTATTCCATATTCGCTCAAACTTTTCAGCCTCCTTTATTCCTTTTTCTAATATAATTATATCACAAAAGAATATAAAAAACAAATTTTAATTATAGCTCCCTATACCCATATTGATGATTTTGGTAATTAACAAAAAGAGGGAAGAGTTTTCTCTTCCCTTTTTCTTAGTTTTTCTTGTCCTGTTCCATCTTCTAATAAATTTTATTTAATTCAAATTTGGAGCATTCTTTATTTTTTATGTAAACATTCTCTTTATATTCTTCAAAGTATTTACAATATGCACAACTTAATTTATTTATCTTTCAGCCACCAGATATAACTCATTGCGCGCACGGGTAACGGCAACGTAATTTACTCTCATTTCTTCCTCATCCTTCGTAGCAAAACGCATACCAAAGACCATAACATTATCAAACTGAAGTCCCTTCGCTGAATGTATAGTCAAAACTTTGATGGCGTTTGAATCTATTTTTTCTTTTAAGTCAGTGAGATTATTTGCCGCCTGCTTAAATGTTATACAAGGAATACCACGAGCTTTTAAAGCTCTCATGACAGAATCGACTTTCTTATTTGATCTGCATAAAATCGCCCATTTCTTCCAATCTGGATTCATTGAGAGTATTGTAAAAATATCGGCATTTTTAATTGCCCTTACACTTCCATCTCTTTCTCTCATACATTTCATAGGTTCTGCTTTTACACTTCTCATTTTATTAGCAATACGATTACTATATTCAAGAATAACCTTACTATTACGATAGTTCTGTGTAAGTTCATAAATTACATAGTCATCATCATACATCATCTTTTCAAGAAGTTTAGGATCAGCCCCATTGAAACCATAAATACTCTGACGACAATCTCCGACGAAAAGACAAGCCTTCGGATCTATAAGTGTTGTTATAAAGATATATTGATGTTCATTTAAATCTTGGCTTTCATCACATAGAAGATAATCTATGGATTTAATTACTTCCGGATGCTCCATAACCATACCAAAAAGTTCATCAAATTCTTCGTTTGCAATACACTCATTAGTTTCATAGCCACCTGCTTGGAGTAAATAATTGGCATAAGAATGTATTGTGCCGATAAAGAGTCCGTCCTTAAAATCATCAGCAAGACGAAGGCGCATTTCATCTGCGGCATTGTTTGTAAAAGTAAGACAAACCATCTTGTTCGGTTCTATACCATGCTTTAGAAGATAGCGGACTCTCTCTGTAAGTACAGCTGTCTTACCTGCCGCCTAAGCTGCTATAACGATGCTTTTTTCATCTATCGGAGCTTCTATTATTTTTATTTGTTCATCACTAAAATTCATTTGTTTCCTCTCGTTCCATTATAGCCCCATTCGTTACTCTTATAGAGCTTAATAAAATAACGTTCTTGTGCATTTAATTCTTCTTTTGGACATTCAAGAAGGAGTTCAAAAGTCCAATTCTGAACACCTTCTTCTCTCATAGCATGATGTACTTTTTGATCAGCAATTGAAGCAATGCCGAGAGAACCCTTAACGTGTTCAGTAATTCTCTTAGCTACATCTACACTCTGTCCAATATAGGTCATGCCGTTTGTTATATTTGTTATTTTATAGATTCCTGAAATCTTAGAACTTCCTACTATGCGGTTCAGGAGGTCTTTTGTCGGTGCCGCAATATAAGTTTCCCAGATGAGTTTTGCAAGAATCTGTTTATTTTCTACTTTATCAAGAATTGACTCAATATAAGCTATATCAGCAATATCGGAAGAAGAGAGATGAATCCGATAGAAAGTAAATTCATCTGCAACTGCGGCTTCTCTTTTCTTCTATTCTATCGCGGCATTGACTTGCTCTTCAATTTTGCGTCTTTCAAGATTAATCTAATTATAGGAAGATTCAGCAATACGGCACTTATCTTCCATTTCAAAGGTTTTATTGGTAAGAGTAAGGAGGTAAGATTCCTTTTCATTAACCTCTTCTCTTAGTTCATTTAGTTTTTCCTTACATTGAATTCTTTCGTCTTGCTATTTCTTATACTATCCAAGTTTAGTCGCAAGGATTGTTTCACCAATTGCAATGACTAAAAATATTATTCCCTAAATTATGACTACTATATCCACTTCCTTTCACTCCTGATATAATTTATAAATATTCCATTTTCGCTTCACGCAATAAAGAGAACGAAAAATATCTTCAGATGAGTTTAAGAGTTCAATATCACAATAGGGAATTGAATAAAGAGGAATTTTATGGACAAGGCAATATTGAGCTTTTTGCAAATCCCTCTCCCTTGCATATTGCCAAAGAATTTTATTCTTGGAGAAATGTGGCACATATTCAAAGTGCTGCCTTCCTGATACTTCAATACACGCCGCCACCACAGAATCATCATTAAAAACTGCAAAATCAAATCGTAGAGGTTTCCCTTTATAGGAACGAAGATCAGGAAAGGAATACTCCTGAATGAAGTGAAACCTTTCCCGCTCTAATATTTCGCGAACTCTCTGCTCGCCCTTACTCTCCAATATAGTCACAGTCTTTCCAAGACTTATCTACTCTCCAATTAATTACTCTTGCGTGTCTGAAAGTCGGCACTTTACCAGTTTTATCAATTTCCATAGCCTGAAGTTCAAGAACCATGCCTTTATACTTATCAGGATGTTCAACTATATCAGCACGGATATCATCACTTACTCCAGATATCCAGCCGACAGGTGTAGGTTCACCGTTAATCATCATAGCTATTTCAACAGCACCTGCCATGTTATAGAACCAGAGACGAGTGACAGGGGTAAGAGAACTGTTATCTACACGATTAAACATTGCACTTCCTTCAATGCGCTCTTCTTTTAGTTCATCATACCAATAATTCCAGTTTTCGACATCTTTACCAGTGTACAGTTTAGTCGGTTCTTTCCAACGACCAGTAAGAAATACATCTACTGTTTCATTCAATTCTTTCTTGAGTTTCAGTGTATGTCTTGCCGTTCTCTTTCCAAACTCATAATGATTATCTTTGCGGGTAAGAACGACACCCTCACCTCCGGCGGCAAGTATTTCAAGCCAGTGTGAGTGGATTTCATCAGGTGTATACCAGTAATCAACAACGTCAACATAGGGATGATTAATTGCGCGCACCTGATCAAGATACTTAATGCGCTCAACTATCGGCTTATCATAAAGAGCCATTCCATGCCAACAGAGGACATCAAAGACCGAAAGCCGCAGATACTTATTATCTTCCTGTCTCTTTATTGCTCTTTCTTTTGTACATCCGAGAATAGTTGTGATTGTTTTAGATGTTCCGCCGGGTATATAGACTTCACATACAAGTACCGTGCCGCGAGGGAGAGCTTCAAAGAAATCACTTAGCTGAGGAAGCCAATCCTGTTTACAAATCCAACCGTTTACGCCAGCAGAGCGTGCTCTCATGAAAACATTTTTTTCATCATCCTTTACAACAAGCTGCCAGTAGCCGTCTCTTTTTTCTGACGCAACATATTCATTTGAATAGATGATATTATTGACAGTATCTTTCTTCTTATTCATATCATAAGAAGAAGGCATACTCCAATATTTCTGTGCTTCCATATTAAGGAAGTCGAAACCATTTATTTTTCCAAGATTTTCAGTTGCCATTTTCATCCACCTTATCCTGTTTAATTATATATTTTGCACTTTCTCTTAAAGAATCAAAACTCTTATTTTGCACCACCCAGTCGAACTCAAAGCCTTCAAGTGATGTTTCTGAAGGATGTGCCGCTTGACTTTCAGTGAGTATTGTCGGAGCATTGTCACGATTTACTTGAATACTATTAAAAATTATTTCTTCACCAGTACCAATCCAACACGTTATTTCATTAGGAAAACGTGCATCGGGAATAAGAAAGACATCAAAGTCATCCCAAAGAACTGTTTCAATAAGAGATTTAACTATGTCTACCCAGTAGTTAGGACTCTTCTCTCTTACTTTATCTGTACCAAGGCTCTGAAGCAGCGATCTTCCTTTCTCATCTTTTTCACCATTCCAGTTATAATAGAGGCTTGCAATACTTTTAAGATAATCGGCATAATGGACAATGCAGACTTTCTTGCCTTCATTCTCAAATTCGCACTTTAAGAATTGGGCAAAAGTATCTTTGCCATTGAACTACCTGCCGCTAATGGTGTAAATGTATTTCACTTTTTCACCTTCTTCATACGAATGGTCTTATGGATTTTCTTAAACTCTCTCCTATTATCTGACCAGCCATAGAGCTTTTCCGCAATATCCTTTATAGTTTCACTTGAAAGACCATAAAAAATCTGCGGTACAGGAGTTATTCCATAGATATTGTCATCATCACAGGTAGAAATTGCGTCCCATTTTAATACATTGTTATCTGTCCAGAGTTTTTTAAATTTCTTATCTGAAACGGCGAATATGTCCTTATGTTTTTTCCAAAATCGCGGTTTCCCAACTTTTCTTACATAAAATCTAACACTCTTATAATTTGCAAGAATAGCTGCTAAATTCCATGCGACTTGACTCTCAGGAAGATCATAAATTTCAAACACCACTTTATTATATTTAGAATCATCGAAAGGAAGGGCGCGATTAGCAATAAAAGACATTATGGCATTTGCTCTTTCAATGTCAGTAATCTGTTTATTTTCTTTTCCTTTAAATTCAAATTGTATTTCTTCCATATTTGTACCTCACTTTGTTTGGGCTACGGCAAGTTTATCAACATAGATGTTCCAAGTAACATCACTATGTCCTTTTACTTTGTTAAACTTCATTTTCTTTCTATCGATAAGTGTATCAAGCTCAATCCACATTGTTCTATTTTTTAACTCTGCCGTCTGCTTCTCATTGCGCCACCAGTTATACTTTTTCCAATTGAACATCCAATCAGTTATACCATTAACGCAATAAGCAGAATCGCAAAAGAACTTAATTGAATCAAAGTCATGATTTCTACAATAAGCCATTGCTTCAATAATTGCTCTTAACTCGCCTATATTGTTCGTTCCATTATCAATACTGCCAGAGGCTTCTCTAATAATTTTATCATCTGAATCAATAATTACATAAGCCCAGCCAGCTTTAGCATTTTCCTTACCATTAGAGCTACAAGCTCCATCTGTATAAATCTTAACGTTCATTTTCTTCTCCTTTTCATTTTTTCTTATACTTAATTATATCATAAATCTCATTAAAATTCAACTTTTTAATTTTCAATTTAAGACGGCACAAAAACAAAGGATACTTGGTGACGCGGCGCCGCGAGAATATAATCTACTAATAGTGGAAATGATAAAGAAGGTTTATCTTAATTCTATCCCATTAACACCTATGCCGCAAAGGAGTAAGCATAATAAAAAGATTCAAAAGAACAATTACTTTTGAATCTTAAATGTATTATATTAAATTTCATTTTATCTATTTCCATAAACATTCCGTAGGAAACTTAAGCAGAGCCAGCCCCCTTCACACCCCCAAAACTTGAAGGTTGAAGAGCAAATTCCAAAAGAAAGCATAACTATAAAAGCCCATCTCTTTCACTGGACATAACTATTGTGCTTTATTCAATTGTGCCCTATTTGATTCATACGTATAAAGTGATGCGGGATAATTTTTGCATCTATCTTAGAGTTCCTGTCACGAATCTAAGTTACTGGATTTCATTTAGCTTGGACATTCCGCCGGAGCCACTTGAAGTATTACCAGTTGCCACGGATCTCACGATTACCGCCCCTCATTTGAGGTTCTGTTACGTATAGGTTAGGTTATTTGAATCCTATACGCCCCCTACAATCTTTCGACTGTATATATATTATACCATGTTTTGAAAAGAAAATCAAATTTTAAATTAATAGAAAATAGAAAGAAATTTTAATTATTGAAATTTGACTTTAATCTTATTTTATGGTATCCACGTGCGGGCGTAGGCGCGGGCGCGTATTTAAAAAGGAAGAGAATTGATTCTTCTATTTTATCCTGCGCCGCAACAGATTAAAAATTGATTTTACATTAATTTTATGGTATAATATTTATACAAAAGAAAACAAAGAACATTATCTTGAGGAAAGGTGATTCATAATGAATAAGTTGAGCAGGTCGATAAAGAACGAAAGCATAAAGAAAGTTACGGAGAATGGAGCTATTGCATATTCAGAGTTGAGCAATCCTGTTCTTACTCTCTTTGGTCAGATAGGTGGTATGAGAGGAAGAAGAGAGGATGAGATTCGTTCTATGTTTAGAGAAGCATATGCGTATGATTCCACTCTTGCTCTTAAAATGGTTTTCTATGCAGGTGATATAAGGGAAGGTCTTGGTGAGAGGAGAATTTTTAATATACTCATAAATGAGCTTGCTAAGATTGATCCGGAAACAATGAATCAGAATATAAAATATATTGGAGAGTTTAATCGTTTTGATGCTCTTTATAGTCTTATTGGAACTGATTCAGAAGATGCTATGTGGTTTTATATGAAAGAACAGTTTGATAGAGATAGAATTGCTTGGAGAACTTCTCAGCCTTGTTCTCTTCTTGCAAAATGGCTTAAATCTGTCAATGCTTCAAGTGCTGAAACTCGTCGCCTTGGTAAATTAACCGCAAAGAAACTTAATCTTACAGAGAAGCAGTATAGACAGTTTGTTAGCAAACTTCGTGAATGGCTTAAGGTTACAGAAGTTAATATGTCTCACAAGAAATGGGGTTCAATTAATTATGAAGCAGTGCCATCACAGGCTATGAAGAATTATAAGGAAGCATTTAAGAAAAATGATGGAGAGAGATTTTCAGATTATTTGAATAAAGTAAGCACTGGAAAAAAGAAGATTAACGCTGGTGCAGTTTATCCTTATGATATTGTTTATAAATATTTATATGATGAGAAAGTAAAAGGTGTAGATGAAGTTCTTGAAGCTCAATGGAAGGCACTTCCTGATTATCTTAATGGTTCTAAGGATAACGTTCTTTGTATGGTTGATATCAGTGGTTCCATGTTTGGTCAGCCCCTTGCATCATCCATTGGTCTTGGTTTATATTTTGCAGAAAGGAATAAAGGTGAATTCCATAATCAGTACATGACTTTTTCCTCTAATCCTTCATTTATACAAATAAAGGAAACTGATTCTGTTGCAATAAAGGTTAGGAAAGTTAAAAGAGCTGGTATGGGTTTCTCTACCAATCTTGAGAAAGCATTTGAGCTTATTCTTAAAACTTGTGTCGACAACTCTGTACCACAGGAAGATCTTCCTAAAGCTCTCATAGTTATTTCAGATTCAGAAATTGATAATTTTGCAATGGGTGGTTCAAGACTCGACTTCCTTAAGATTATGAGAATCCGTTTTGCAGAGTGTGGCTATATTCTTCCTCAACTTGTATTTCTTCAGGTTGCGGCAAGACAGAGTACATTCCTTACTCTTGATGAGAACACCTTATTTATCTCTGGTAATTCAGCATCGGCATTTAAGTTTGTTATTGCAAATCTTGGTCATTCAGCTTGGGAGCTTTGTAAGAACACTCTTGATTGCCCTCGTTATAGAGTGATTAAACCGTATGTAGAATTTTAAAATTTGAAAAAATAATAAAATCGTGGTATAATAATTATAGAAAGTTAAGAGAGGACAACGAAGTAAGTCATAGTTTAACTTCGTTGTCCTCGGAAAAGAGAATTATGTATATCTGTCCAACTTGTAATAGAGGGTTTAAGAACGAAGAAAATATACAGAAACATTTTCTTAGTTGCTGGAAAGAACAGCATCCGGGTTATAAATCAAAGCCAGCGCCGCGATCGGAAGATATAGAAACTAAACAGATTGATAATGGCGTTTTAGATTTCTTTAATGGAATGAGGGTTAAGAATGATTGATAATGTAATGATTAAAAGCCACTTGATTATTACAGATATTCATGAGGAGTATTCAATCAAATGGTGCGGAAATATCATTGACACTCAACCAGAATTCAAAAATAATATGCCGATATTTGCGATTGTCGGAAGTGAAAGTCGTATTGAACTGAACACTTTGGATATGAAACAGATTGAAAACTGTGCTAAAAGATTGACTAATCCAAGAGGACGAAGTGCAGTTACAACAGATAAGGCGCATATTTACATTAAAGAAAAGAATGGTAAAGAAACTTGTATCGGCATTGTGACGCATAAGAGAATTAAGAAGTATGCGCCGATGTTTGATGCGGTTGGTTATAAGAAATAAATTTTAAAGACACATACAGCAATCAATAATTAATATTCTAATATTGTGCAATATTGGTTCGATTCCAATTCTGCTTGGCTTCGGCTGGGCAGATAGCTTAATGGTAAAGCAATAAATAGGTGAATGTGTCTTGTAAATACTGGGGTGTCGCCAAGCGGTAAGGCACAACACTTTGACTGTTGCATACGCTGGTTCAAATCCAGCTACCCCAGCCAATTAAGAACTATGTATGCAGATGGGAATATAGGCGGTAAGAAAATACAGTGATTTAAGACTTCCCAAGTTTAAATTACTGGGTCAAACATCGTTAGACTTTGAACCGGGAGCTGCTCCTATGGCTGAAGGCTCCTTGCATACATTAAAAATTCTGAGAAGAGACAACTTCTATGGAAAGGTGAAATGATATATCCTCCGAGGTGCTGAAACCTATCAGACAGAATTTTTGACGTTATAATTCTACGGATACGATAACTCCGGTAAACTCAATAGAATAATTGCATATCTTGGAGAGACTAAACCGTCTGGTGAGATACAGATAGGTGTGCAGCGAAAGTTTAGTGGGTCTTCAAATAGAACGAGATTGTCTTTAGTAGTCTGGACTGAGGAGCGGACAAAGGTGACGGCAACGTAGACCAATTAACAATGTCTAAGCGTTGAGTAGGAAGAGATTATAAGAGGCAATCTCTTTTATGGGGATATAGTTCAAATGGTAGAACGCCTGTCTCTAAAACAGGTAGTTAGGGGTTCAATTCCCCTTATCTCCACCAAAGGGACAACGGCAGTCCTGATAAGTAAAGCGAGGTTCGAGTCCTTAAACCGATTCTGTTCGACTCCGACGGTGCATGGTGCAAAACTTATCTTAAAAAGTAAATTAACTTTGAAAAGAGGAAAAGATATATGAAAGCAAAAGTAAGAATTGATACATTGTCTGATGCACTTGCCTTTGTTAAGATAACATCAACCCTTGGCGGCAAGATAGTACTTTGTGATAATGAAGGATTGAGAGTAAACGCAAAATCTCTCCTTGGAGTTCTTCATTCTATTGAATTTAGTGAACTTTGGTGTGAAAGTGATGAGGATATAAGGTCAAGGATTAATGAATTCATTGTGAATGATTAAAATTTGAAAATATAAAAAATTTATGATATAATATTTATACAGAAGTGAAAGAGAAACACTTCAATATCGCCGGATGGTGTAAAGGTAGCATATGAGCCTCATAAACTCTTGATTCCAGTTCAACTCTGGATCCGGCAACCAAATAAGGGGGTGTGGTGGAACTGGGATACACTCTGGACTTAAAATCCAGCGCCTATTACAGGATTGAGGGTTCGAATCCCTTAACCCCCACCAATTATTATATTAT